GCTCCGTGCGGGCCGCCTCGGACTCCCTGGCCGCTGTGATCCGCGCGGACGCCGCGAGCGCCGCCGCCTCCCGCTTCGCCTCCGCCGCTGCTGTCGCCGCCGCAGTGCGCTGCTCGGCCTCCTGGAGCCTCGACAGGGCGTTGATCTCGGCAAGACGCGCTGCCTCGTTGCCCTTAGCCTTCACAAGCGCGCGCTCGTCGCGGCCCTGCTGCTTCTGGAGCGGCAGGGCGTTCTCAGCATTGACCAGTCCGGCCTGTGCCCGCAGCTTCCCGGCCTGCGCCTCGGTCTTGCGGGCCTGTGACTGGTTGAGGCTGGCTTGCGCCTTCTTCGCCTTGTTCTCGGCATCCGCCATCGCGTTCGACGCCGACGCCACCTCGCGCATCGCCGAGGCCGTGTCCTTCAACCTCGACACCTGCTCCTTGGCGAGCGCCGTCATGGTCTTCGTCTCGGACACGAACTTCCGGTACGCGCTGACGGCCTTGTCAACGCCCCCGGTCAGGTCCGCGCCGGAGAGGCCGTCGGCTGCCTTCGACACCGCGGACAGGGCCTCAGCGATACCCTTGAGCGCGGTCGCGCTGTCCTTGAGATTCTTGACCTTCGAGCTGTTCAGCTGGAGGGAGTCGAGGACGGTCCCACCGTGCGGGCCGGGGGACTTGAGCGCGGTGACGGCATCCTGGAGCCCTTCGAGTTGTTTCTCCAGCGCGGAGATGCTGCGCGCGGCCTTGTCGGCCCCTGTGGTATCGACATCGATGTCTATTCTGATCGAATCGTCCGCCATGCGCTGCCTCTCCTACGTGTACGAAACCGTGCCCCTGGTACTAACTGAATAATACCAGGGGCACGGTTTCATTCCACCAGGGCCAGGGCCTCCAATGGGTCCGGCAACTCCTCCTTGGTGCCGTCCGCGTACTCGGTCGTCGTCACCACGACATAGGGGGTGTCGCCCGGTTTGGGCCCGTCGTGGTTCCGCTCGCGCTCGCGGTCCAGCTCGGCGCAAGCGTGGCAGACGGAGTGCTCCACCTCGAACTCGATGGCGCTGTGCGTCGATCTGGCGTACCAGAGGGGCGTTCCGCACTTGCCGCACAGGCTGTCGAGGTAGTACTGGTAACCCGCCGACAGGGCCAGGTCCAGCTCCGTGTACTCGGACTGCGGGATCGGGGTGTCGAACCATGTTCCCCCGACGCACTCCCGATCAACACGGGCGAGCATTCCGACACCGCCGATGAACAACGTCGGGGGCTTGCCCTCAGCCCTCGCTGTCTTGAGCAGCAAGAGCATCCACTGGTTCTCCTGTTTGCCGAGTTCCGTCCCGACGAAACGTAGGATCGGAGATCGCCTCCGACACAGCCGCGCCGTTGGACTGGGCGGTACCCCAGGTCTCTTTCAGCTTCTCCCACAGGAACTCGGGCAGCGCGCCGCGCAGCTCCGCGGCCTCGTCGAACGACAGACCCTTCTGCGTTTCACCCGTGGAGTTGTCCACGACCTCGACACACGCCTGGGCGATGATGTACTCGAACAGCCGCTCTTCCCGCTCGACGGAGCGGACTTCCTTCTCCTCGGCGCTCACGTTCTTCATCGTGAAGGCCGGATCGGACCAGACCTTGCGCCGCAGGACCGACAGCTCCTTGGACGACAGCGCCCGCAGGCGCACAGTGATGGTCTTCTTGCGCAGCTCCTCCAGCTCCTCCATGAACTCCGCTCCGGGGCCCGTGTCGGTGATCGAGCGGACCTCCTCGACGATGGTGGCGGTCTTCGCTGCCTCGGCGAGCTCAACGAACCGCTGTGCGTCCGCGGTGTCGAGCGGGATGTCCACGGTCGCGGTGGACACTTTGATATCGCGGATGATGTCTGAGAGTTTGAATGCCATGTCAGTCTCCTTCTGGGTATGGAACACCCCCGCACCGCGGGGCACGGGGGCATTCTATCAGGCAGCGACCTTGCGGTACGTCTGCATGTACCCCTGGGGCTGGAAGGGCACGGTGAACTGGATCGGCTTGTCGCCGTCGCCCAGTTCGTCGCGGGGGTTGTCAGCGACTACCTTGTAGACGCTGATCTCCATGTCCGCTTCCATCGGGGCGTCTTGCTTGAACCCGATGCGCTTGACGAGGTATCCCTCGACAAGGCCGTCCTGGGTCCCCCTCTTGAAGAGTTGGAAGACCTTATCGTAGACCGTTGTGTTTCCAGCCGCCTTCTGACCGGAGGCGATGGCCTCGCGGAAGAACGTCAACGACGCTTCGTAGTTGGCGACAGTGGGCGTCTTGGCGTTGCCGCTGTCGCAGATCGAACGCGAATCGTCGGTGTCCGAGTCGGTCGCGTTCAAAGTCATATCGGTCGTGATCGCGCAGGAGATGTTCACGGCCTTGGCCGTGCCGCCGCCTCCTGCGGTGTAGGTGGACGCCTTGTACAGGTCGTCCTCCTTCGCGATGGCATCAGCGGCGATCCAGTAGATCGTCGTATTGGGCGAGAGCATTTTCGGCATTACTGCCCCTCCTCAGTGTCGGTATCGGTCTCGTTCTTGATGGTATCATTCCCACAGCACGGTTTCGTGCTCACCGGAGTGGTCTCTTCGACCGGTTCGTACATGCCGGGGAAGACCGCGCACTCCTCGGGGCGCTTCTCGACGACGAATCCTGTGTGGATGTTCCGTACTCGCATTCCTGTTCCTCACCCCCTGTCCAGGTAGACGTAGAAACTCATGAGCCTCTGGTACACCGCGGGCCGCAGCGTCGAGTCATGGTCAGCGGTCGAACCCTCGGACGCGAAGATATTCACTCCGCCCGAACCCTCGATGAGGACAGCGCCGACGAGAAGTTCCTTCACCTTCGACACCAGCCGGTCCAGCAGTTCCTTGGACTCCGCCACGACGGTGATGTGGAACGGGTGCTCGAACACGTCGTTCCCATGCCCGTCCAGTGCGTTGAACATCGACAGGCTGCGGCTGATCTCCGCGCCCCCGTGGTAAACGATGTACAAGGGCTTCTTCACATCGCGGGCGAACGAGTCGAACACCTCCACATCTTTGATCGACCTAAGAATACTTAGGCAAGCCTTATCAAACTCAAGTGTCCTATCCCTCATTTGAGCCTCCCGTAGAACTCCTCGCGGAAGACCTTCGACACCCGCGGCAGGTACTTCGCCGGGGTGATGCCCTTCCGCCTCGACTTCCCGCGCTTCGCCCTGGCGCGCAGCCCCGAGCCGGAGTAGCCGCGCGTGCGCGAGCCATAAGTCCCGTTCTCCTGCCAGGCGTAGTACGGCTTGTCGGCATCCCAGTCGGGCCAGCCGATCCGCACTGTCTTGCCGCCCTTCGACGCCACGGCCTTGAACTGGTCCCGCATGTAGCCTGTCTCGACACGCCGCGGGTCGGTGTCGATCAGCTGCCGTCCGTACTCCGTCGTCGCCGCGGACGCGGTCTCCGCCGCCTCGGCCACGCGCTTCCACGTCGCGTCGATGATCTTGCGCTTCAAGCGCTCCGCGGTGCCGTACCGGTCGGACGAGACCGTGACCTCGACACCGAACACGCGCCCGTCGAAGCGGACTGTCTTCTTAGTGCGCGCCATCAGTGTCCCCAGTCTCGATGTCGCATAGAAGTGTCGGTTGCCAGAACAGTGAGTCCGTCATCGAGTTGCGCACCACCAGCTTCAAGCCCTCCGCCCTGCGGTCAGTCGGCATGTCGATGATCTGCACCCGCATCCCCTCGGCGAACGACACCCGCAGGGCAGGGTCGCCCCACATGTCCTGTGCCACCATCTCGTTCTTGTCGATGTGCATGAGCTGCACGCGGTAGGCGTGCACACCCGTGACCTCGCCCGCCCACTCGCGGTTCCTCGCGCGCCAGTCGATGTTGCCGGTCACATTCGACCAGCCACGCCAGATCGGCACCAGAGGCTTGGACGACAGCCCCTTGTCCGGGTCCCAGTCGTGCTCCACAGTGTCCGGCGTCTTGTACACCGCTACCCGCGAGTTCGACAGGAGCTGGAGTGGATAGTACGCGGCGTCCATGAACAGGGGGTGGATGTTCGGCTCCAACGACAGACCCATCAGAAACGCACCGCCCAGTCCCACGGCTCGAAAGATGGTTCCACCAGCTCGAAGCCAACATCGTACTGGGCGTCCTCCTTCGCCCGTGCCCTCAGCTGCGCGGCCCGCTTGACAAACGCTTCCAGTAACTTTGCACCGTCGGTCTGCTTGTCATCGGTCTTGAGGACGAGGAGCTGGAGCGCCCGATCAGTGCCGATAGCATCGCAGGCGTCCGCCGCGGCGAGCTTGACGTTCCCGCCGTTGACGGCCAGAAGCGCCCCGATCTCCTCTTCGGAGAACAGGTAGCGCTTCGGCCTGCGTAGGTCCCGCAGGTCCTCCAGCTCGCGCAGGTCGGGAATCAGAACCCGTACCTGACCCACCGGTGTGGAAAAATCGATCATACTGGTATGATACCCTACACGGAACCCCCGGGCCGGAGCCCGGGGGTTCGTGCTATTCAGTTGCACTCATGCGCCGTTGGAGCCGATGATCCCGTCGTAGTTGACGAGACCAGCGCCGGCGATCTGGCGCACCCTGATCTCGGCGTCGTCGTTGTCGAACGACCCCTCGCGGTAGTCCACAGAGCCCCCGCCGAGCAGCTGGCCCGTCGCGTTGTGGACACGGAGCTCAGGGGCTTCACGGCCTCGCATACCCGTCTTGACGAGGACGGACTTGCTGCCCGCCTTACCGCCCTTGGGGACCAGGACCCACGACTTGGTGCCGACGATGAGGTCGGAGGTCACGACCTCCAGGTCCGCCAACGGATTGGCTTGGATTTCAGTGCGGCGACCGTTCGTCACGCGCACCTCGGAGATTCGGGCGTAGCCCTTGGCGACCTCGGCGAGCGCCGGGTTCGTCACGAGGATGAACCCGTTCGGCACATAGGTAGGCCGTCCATCGCGGATCGTCGCGATGGCCTGGTGGCGCGCGGCGACAACCGCGTCGAACGACAGCGGCACAGCACCGGCAGCACCAGTGGCAGACCCCTTGAGGTCGTCGGGGACCTTGGTCAGGTCGATCTTCGTCTGGTTGTCGTCGGTGAACACATCGGCGCGCAGACCGGACAGGTTCGTGTCGAACAGCTGAAGGAGGACCAGGAGGTCCTCGGTGCGCGCGGCGAGTTCGCCGGCGTCCTTGGGGAACCGCTCGATCAGGTTCCAGTCGTCGTTGATGAATGCCTCGAACGAGAACTGGAGACGCGCGCCGTGCTTGTCGGTGGTGACGAACGCGCCATCCGCTGTGTACTTGAGCGCGGGGTACGGCGTCAGCTCGGGCACCTTCGGCAGCGTGCCGAAGGGGGTCTTCATGCCACCGTTGACCTCGCCGTCCGAGAGGTCCTGCTTGAGAGTCAGCAGGGACGCCTTGCGGAAGTCGTTCAGGAGGAACTTCTCAGCGATACGCGACCAGATGGTCTCGTACGCCTCATAAGCCTCCTGGAATCGCACATCAGCGGCGCGAATAAACATCGGCGCCAGCTGGTCGGAAGTGATGGCCTCCTTGAGTCGCGCCTGCTCGATACGGTTGCCCGCCAGGGCCTCCTTGAGGGAGGTGTTGAACTCGACCTGGTTCTTGAACTTCATTCGTGTTTCCTCCTATCAGGCCTTGATCGAGCCGGTTGCGAGAACGACCTGGACCTTGACGACAGAGTTGGTAGCCGTGGAACCAGCTTCTTCCTTGGCCCATCCGAAAACGACGTCGGCACCCGTCTTGTCGAACGACAGGACGGGCTGGTTGCCAACCCCCGTGGACGCCTTGAGGTAGACAGGATCACCGACTTCGGCCTGCTGACCGGACAGCTTCACGGGAAGCTCGAACACACCACCCTTGATACGGACAGAAGCATGGTTCGGACCGTTCAGACCGTAGGTCGGCTGAGTGAAAGGATTCTCGACAGGCTCCGTGGAAGGCGCAGCAGGGGCGATGTCGCTCATGAGGACGCCCGCGACCGCGGAGTCCTTGTTGATGAGGACAGGATCACCGACCTTGAGATGGCGCTGCGACTCGGGGATTCGCAGCGACAGTGTGTCCGTGTACTCGAACACCTGGATGTCGGGCTTGAGGCCCTTGATCTTGTTGACGGCCATTCAGTTCACCACCCAATCGACGTGTAGGACTCGAGGAGGGCTGTCTCGCCGTCCTCCTCGACAGCAGGGGCCGCTTCGATGACGGCAGCCTCCTTGAGGTACTTGCGTTCGCCCTCGATGGCCTCCTGAACGTCGGCACCAGACAGAACGGACTCGCGGACGCGGGCAGCCGCAACCGCGGGCAGACCGGACTCGGCGATGGCCTCTCCGGCCTCTAGCGCTTTCTTGGCGACCTCCGCGTCAGAGGGGCCATCATCCTTCGGCTCCTCCTTCTCCTTGGGCTTCACGAGGTCGAGGACCTGCTTCAACAGCTCCTCGATCCCGTCGAGCTTTTCATCGCTCATAGATTCCTCCTGGTTTTCGATACCGGTATCGTGTTTTGATTCTAACAGATCAATGATCGCACCACCCGCGCCGGGCGTAGTCACGAAATCAACCGAGCGGACGCCGGAGATCACGGGCACCGTACCATCCTCACGCAAGGGCTCGTCGCACCAGGCGTTGATCGACACCCCGATGTGCTCCCACTTGTCCTTGATAAGGTCATTCATGCCCGAGAACACTTTGCACACCGTGTACAGCGCACCGTCCTCGCCGACCTCGGCATTCTCCAGGAACACACCCGCGTAGTCACGCAGTGAGCGCTCAGGGCGCTCCTGGTCCTCTGTCGCCGTCGCGTGGTCGAGGAACATCTCGGTCCCCGCCTTGAAAAGGCCCACGGACTCGGCCAGGTTCTCCGCGGTGTAGACGCCACTCGATCCCTGGCCTGGCGCGATGATCCTGATGCGGTACTTGCCACCACCGAGTTCTTCCGGTGCCAGCCCATCCGATTCCCTGATGTCAAGCATTCGTACTCTTCTCCCTGTTGTCGTTGGTCCCGTCACTCATGGCACCGACACCCGTCCTGCCCACCTTGTCGCCGATACTGGTATCGACAGCCCCTGTGTTGTCTGGCGCGTCCGGCAGGTCGTCGAGCCCCTGGGCCCCTGCGATCTTGAGCAGTTGGAGGACACCGGAACGCATCTCCACCTGGTGGAGCGCGCCGTTCTGGTACGCCAGAACGAGCGACTGGATGCGGCGGTGCGTCTGGTCGTTGTTGATCGACCCGTAATCGATCTCCACCTTGACGCCCAAAGCCGCGCAGACTTCGTGCAGCATGTCGATGTGCAGCTGACGGCGCAGCTCCAGGGCCTTGAACGTCGGGTCCTCCAAGGCCGTCTCCGCACCCTGGCGTCCACCTGCCGAACCATCCGTGAGCAGGACCGACAAGGGGATGTCGAGCGCGGCGGACACCATCGCGGCGAGCGGGGTCCCCGCGGCGAAATCGACACCGGCACCGGCCTTGTTGACGGCCTGGAGGTCCTGCCCAAGACCCATCGAGGCCGTGGTGCCCACGGTCATACCGGTCATGCGCTGCTGCACCGCCTGCTGCTGCTTGGCGTTGACCGATGTCGTCTTGAACGCGACGCGGGCCAAGCTGCGCATCATCATGTGCGCGGTCTCCAGGTGCTCTTTGTATGCGTTCGCGTAGTACATGGCCCCCATTAGATCGGGCTTGCCGTAGCGCTCACTCATAAGGCGGTTCACGGTCGTGTAGACGCACGTCAGGCGGGCGTCCACCCGGTACGGGGAGTCGGTGATACGAGCCCCCTTCTTGTCCCACAAGAGGTGCCATGTCGGTTCGCCCTGCACGACGGGATTGATGAGCAGCCCGATCACGTCGCCGGTGCGTTTGTCTGTGGCGACACCGACCAGCCTCGACAGGGGCACGGGAGTCGCGGTCTTCGTGGCCTTGTCGATCAAGTAGATGACACAGCCGTCCGTGTTGAACGCCTGCTCGTCGCGAACGCGCGCCTGTACGCTGAAACACGCCTTCGCGTTCTCGGCGATCACGCGCTCGACGTACTTCGTAGCCCCCTTGTAGACCACAGGGTCGCCCCACATGTAAGCGTTTCGGACGACGAGGCCGCGCTTCACGATGGGATTCAGCGTCGCCAGTCGGCGCGCCCTGGCCGCGTGGTCGCGGATCACGTCCAGGCCGATCAGCTCGTCGGACGACTCGATGGACGACAGGGGCAGCCAGTCAATGTCCTCACGGCGCAGACGCGCCATCGAGAGCGAGAACCCATTCATCGCCTCGCGCAGAATCTTCTGGTACCTCATGGTCTGGATTCTATCACGCGAGGAATACCGACCAGTCATCATACCAGTCGTCATCGTCGTCATCCAGCAGATCATCGAGCGTGATAAGGCCGTCACCCGTGCCGATGCCGTTCGACAGGGCGTTGATGTCCTGGTAGGCGTATACCACCGCATCGAGGGTGTCTGGCGACTTCACACCGCGCTTCCGCATGTTCTCCTTGGACTCGATCAGCAGGGCGCTGCCCCTGTACTCGTATTTGATCGAGGCGATCTCCGAGTACAGCTCGTCATCATCGGGCAGCCATACGCGCCCGAACGCCACATCCTTGGCGAACTGGTCGTACATCGCGGCCCTCCAGTTGTACCACTTCGTCGAGTCCGCGGACTTCGCATTCCCGTGGATTCCGATGACCTGTATGTTCGGGGGCAGATAGTTCTCAATGTTGTCGAGCACGGACGCTCCAACGCCGATGGCGTCGATCCTCACTTCGACAGCCCCCGCCTCCGTGGCGATCATCCCCACCTCGCGGGCCAGCTCCGGGCCGTTCTTGCCCTGGAAGCGGCCCAGGACGCGGATGTGGCCTCCCTGATTAGACACCACCACGGACGAGTCGGACCCGTACCGCGCCACGTCCACCCCGATGGTGACCGATGCGCCTCCGTCGGGGTCGTGGTCCTTGTACTGCTCCATCGACTGCATGACCCTGCCCATGTTGAACAGGCCGTCGTCCGACACGTCGGGGAACTGGCCGAGCACGCGCGCCACGAAGCGGGGGTCGTCCTCGCCCCACTCGCGCTTGCGGGCCTCGACCCACTCCTTCTGCACGAGGCGCGTCGCCACCTCCAGGGGAACGACCTCGCCCGTGAAGTTCGGAGACTCATACGCACCGAACTGGATGATGTTCCACAGGCGCTCCTCCTCGGGCAGCCGCATCTGCTGCTTGTAGACCTCCGCCATGTAGCAGCTGGGGTCGTTCGGGTTAGCGATGGCCAGGATACGCGCGTGCTTGTTCGTCGTAATGGCGTCCGCGGCGGTGAAAATCTCCTTCGAGATGCCCCCCGCCTCGTCGAGGACTACGAGCACGTACTGGTCGTGGACGCCCTGGAAGCCCGACTCGTCCTTGTCGTCCGGCTTCATGCCGAACGCCACGGGGTCCTTGCGGCCTTCGGCCTTCCACTCCGCGTTCGAGTTGATGCGCCCCTCGACACCAGCCGCGGCCTTGACCCGTGGAATCTCCTTCCACAACACGTTCCTGACTTGCTTCCAGTTTGTCGCTGTGGTGACAACCGTGGTGTCGTCCACGGGGTGCGTGTCCACCCACCAGTTGACCAGTGTCGCCGACAAACGACTGTTGTGCGTGGGAATCATGTGCTCGCCGACGAGGTAGAGGTGGCGCGGTGAGTCCACCTCGATGCACTGCACATCACCCGTCCCGGCCCGCTCGATCCTGATGATCTGCCGCATCGGCTGCTGCGAGTTGAGCTCGAAGGCGACATGCCACCAGCCCTCGACGAAAGCCGACTTGGGCTTGAGCCCTGCCCTGCGTGCCAATTGCTCGAACTGTGTGGCCTCGTCGGCGTCCAGGAACTCGACGTGCGACACCCCGGCTGCGGTAGCGCGGCCCTTCTCTTCGACAAACGCCTCCACCTCGTCGCGCTCGAACCCGATTGGCCCACAACATGGCACCCAGTGCTCGATACCCTCTTCAACAGCCCGGAACAGTGCGGAGGTCTCATGAACGTTCGAGAAGTCCCACACGTCGCCGCCCGCGGACTCGTGCGCCCGCTTCTGAGCACTGGTGAGAGTCGCCCACTCGTGAGCCCCGGGGCACTCGACAACCGCGCCGTCGTCGAACACGACACGGTAGAGGGGCAGCTCCCACACCGGCGACTTGCCGGTCACGCGGGTGGGCAAACCCTCTTCGTCGTACACCCAGTCACCAACGACGACAGCTCCCATCGTCGTCCAGCCGTCGGGCGTGGGAAGCTTCTCAGTCAGCCGAACAGCCTTGCCCACGCCGTTCCCGGTGACCACGAGCGTCTTCTGATGCCGCACCACCGACTTCGCGACCTCGCGCTGCTTCGACCACATGAACAGGCCGTGGTCCTCTGCCCACTTCGCGGGGTCGTTGCGCCACACCTCCTCGCGGTTGGTGTCGGAGAACTTCTTCGCGACAGCAGCGAACGGAAGCATCAGTCCTCCTCCATATCAATAGTGGCCTCCAGCAGCCTCGCGGGCTTCGTGACCGCGGTGTCGAACCACGAGGCGCGGTTCTCCTCCAGCGCCCTGCGGGCCTTCGGCGCGAGATGGGGTAGCATGAGGGCGACGAACTCCTCAAGAACCTGGTTGACGTAGGAGAACATGACGTTCACCTGCTTCTCCTCGATCACACGCACTTCGTGTGTGATCGTCTGCCGCTTGATGTTGGCGACCTCGCTGATCTCCTTGAGGACCGCCAGGAGTGCTTGGAGGTTCTGCCCCCAGTTGCCCTTCGAGTCGGCCAGGCCGAACGTCTCGATCTGGTCGTAGGCGAGATCGACAAGGGCGTCGAGTCTGTCGATCTGCTTGATCCGCATGGCCCGCGGCGACAGCTCCCCGCGGGCCTCGTAGTACGCCTGCTCGATGGCGAACAGCTCCTCGGACGTGAACCCCGTCCGGGCGATGATCTGGTTCCTGTCGGTGCCGCGCTTCAACAGCGACAGGGCCGCCTCGCGGCGGCCCCTCACGCCCGGCTCGTCACTGGAGATCAAAGCCTTCAGCGCATCGCTGGAACTCATCGTGCACCTCCTTCGCAAACCTCTCGAACTCTCTCAGATCGCGCCACCTGGTGATCGCGGCCCCCAGCCCGTAGCCGAGCAGCCCCACGGCCAGGATGATGACTCCAACCATCATGCCTCCTTCGGTACCACGGGCAGTTCATCAGGAGGAACACCCGCCTTGACCGCCGCCACGCGGACGGCGTAGGCGTGCTCCTTCCACATGAAGGCCAACGCCCGCAGCTCGGCCTCCAGGTCCTCGCGCTCCTCGCGCTCCTTCTTCGCAACCCTCCACCTGTCGATGCACAGATCGACGAGGGCTTTGACCACGAGTGTGACGATGGAGCAGACGAGCCCTACAATAGCTGTCTCCATGCCACCCCCTCTTGGTTACTGTTCGACAATGCTGGTGTACTCGCGCTTGGTCCTCTCGTAACCCTCCCTGGCCTCCTCCAGCCTCGACTTGGGCAGCACACCCGGCCTGTACGAGTAAGGCCAGACGCGCAGCGCGCGACCGAAGAAGAACAGCGCGATGATTACCGACAATCCAAGTACGTGCCCAGGCCATTGTACATGCCCGGGGTTGGCGATGAACTCGCTGAGGGCCACCATGACGAGGCCGGCGACGGCCAGTAGTGCCGCGGGCCCCTCCAACCACCAGCTGCCGACCCACGCGGACGGCGCGCCCGCCGCACCGGCCAGCAGCATCAGCACGCCACCGATGGCGACAGTGGCCGGAACCGGCCTGACTCCGACCAGGAGCGAGGCACCCATGAGGACGAGCAGTGTGTAGACGACGACCATCACAGCCGTCACCGCCTTGGGCTCCTGCATAGATTTGAACATGTTGTTCACCTCCTCCCGTGGTCCACAGCACCAGGATAGCAAACAGGGCCACCTCCCATTGCTGAGAGGTGGCCCTGGACTATCACACCCAACCCGTGGGACTCAGTGTAGCACACTCACTCCTCGGGCGTCCCGTACACGGGGGCCTCGTAGGTCCCGCCGGTGTGGATCGTCGCCAGCACCAGCGCGATCAGACCGAGCCCCTGATTGGCCACTTCGAGCCACCCGGAGGCGTTCTCCGGGGCGATCAGCCCATAGGTGGTGCCCAAGGCCATCAGGGCCGCGACAACCCCGTAGAGCGCCTTGCGCCGCTCCGGGGTGAAGGACGGCCACTTGGTGCGGTCGGTGGTGAGTGCGTGCTTGGGTTCTGCCATCAGAACTCTCCTGTCTGCAACTTCCGCTGCATCGCCATGATCGTCAGGGACGGCGCGTCGAGAACGCCGTCCCCCTCGATACCGTACCACTCCGACAGGGCATTGATAGTCTGGGGCCCCATGAACCCGTCATCGTAGACACCAAGACGGTTCTGCATCATGCCGATCACGTAGGACCCGACCGCGGAGCCGTCGTCCACGAACTCCCAGCCCGACGTGCAGCCAGGCAGGATGCCCTGGTTCGACACGGGCTGCGAGGAGACCGTGCCATCGACGGTGGCCGACAGGACGCCTTGCAGCATCTGAGTGGTCCGCTCGCCCCAGTAGCCGTCCACTTCCAGCTCGGGGTAGACGACAGCCGCGGGTGTCGTGGAGAACCCCTTGAGCGCGGCGACGGTCTGGGGACCAGGGATGCCGTCCACCTCAAGGCCGCCGTGGTCCGCCTGGAAGCGCTTGACGGCCTCGAACGTGTTCGCGCCGAGGATGCCATCGGCTCCATCGGGACCCACGTCGTAGCCCTTCGACAGCAGCAGGTTCTGGACCTCCGCCACATAGGACTCGCCATACCCGTTCGGGTTGTAACCCGTCTCGACAGGGCCGGTGTAGGACCCTCCGTCGGACGAGCCAGTGTACCTGAGCACACAATCCCAGGGGTAGTCGTAGTAGCTGCGCGTGTAGGTCTCGTACCCGGTCTGATCGCCGGAGGCTCCACCCGCGATCTCGCCGCGCTCGTCGATGGACGCCTGGCACAGCAGTCCGTCCCCGATGTACACGGCGACGTGGTTGCCGTGGTTGAGCAGGATGTCCCCGCGCTGCTTCGGCACACCGGGGTCCAGCATCTCCCAGCCGCGGGGAACGAGGTTCGCTGCCATGTTCCCAGTGTAGGTGGCGTTCCCGGTGTCGAACCCGCGGTACTTGAGGCACCCGATGACCAGGGCCGAGCAGTCGGTCTCACCGCCCACCCGCAGGTCCCACCTGTTTCCCTGGTCATAGCCCAGGTTCCCATTGTCGCACCACCACTGCATGTCGTAGGCGAATGCATCGATATCAGGCACTTAGCCCTCCTTCTGTTGTTGGTTGTTCCGAACCCAGCCTATCAAGCAGGGCCCGGAAGTCGTTCATCGCGTCGTGCACGTCCGCGTGGCGCGTGTCGATCCACTTCTCCAGCTCCACACCAGCGATCCCGTAGCGGCCCATCTCCTCAACGAAATCCTCCCGGGTCATACCGTCCCTCACGAACACGTAGGCGAAGACCTCCACTTGGTCCATGAGTATCAATCCACCTCCGTGAACAGACCGCTGAACACATTGTCTTCCGAGCCCCCTGTGTCGTAGACGACCCGTGTCTCGATCCCCAGGTCCTCGATGCGTGCGGGCGACTTGGGCTCGCGGACGGCCTGGAGCAGCTTCGTGACATCGACAGGGGCGTAGTCGAACACGCGGATCAGGTCGTCGATGGTGAACCTCCCGCTGATGAGCCTGCGGTACAAGTACTCGTCGGATGAGTCCGGCAATCCGAACTCCTTGGAACCGTGCAACGACATACCCGCGTCGCGGACCATTCGCAGGAACACTGAGTTGAACGTCTTCCTACGGTGCTCAATGGAGGGGTCCTTCGTCTTCCCCCTGGAGGCCCTGGCGTGGGCCGCGCGTGCGCGCATCTCTTCGATGTCCGCCATCAGAACAGCCTCCTCTGACCGGGGTGGAGGTCCACCGTCGTGTTCGTCATGGACCTGGGGAGCATACTCTCCCACACGCCGATCTTCCCCTCGAACGCCTCCCGCATGTGCCGCAGTTTGGCTGCGACGGCCCCGGGGTGGTTGTCGATCAACCACATCAGCAGCGCGCCGCGGCTCAGCTGGTTGGTGGTGACGCCCAGCGACTCCGCGAGGACGGGGACCCACACGGGGTAGTACTCCAGCCCCGGGTCGTCGTACTCGTGGAGCACTATGTGCTCGCCCCAGCGCTCGGCGATGCTCGCGGACCCAGTGAGGAACGACCCGCGTGCGTAAACCTTCAACTTCTTATTCATTCTTTCTCCTCCTTGACTGAAGTGGTGTTCTCCTCGTGCATGCGCACCAGCTGACTGACGACAGACCCAGGACGGTTCTCGATGAGCCACAGGAGCACTGCCACGGGGCCCGCTGTGAAAACATCGACACCGAGGCCAGCCGCCACGTCCCGCGACCACTCGGGTATGTCGGGCATTTCCGGGTCATCATACACATGCACGACGCAATGGCCCATATGCGGCTCAGCGATGGCTGGGAAGGCCGTGAGCACGGTCCCCGACTCATCCTGGTACTCGTACAGCTTGAGTTTCTTGCTCATCGCAGCACGGACATCACACTGTCGAAGAACTCCGTGCGGTCGATCAGCGCATCGATGTCCCGGATCGCATTGCGCATCCAGATGATCTCCTTGTGGTCGGGGAACTCACTGACTGCGAGCTCCATCACATAATTGCACAGCAAGTCGCTGACGCGCCGCAGGGGCGTGCCCTGGATGATGAGCCGCGCCGCGCATTCGACGACCTCGCACTTGGTCATCGACTTGGAGGCGTCAGTGCAGTCCATGATCGCCAACAGCTCGACGTACAGATCGAGCTCTGTGTCGTACACACCGGCAAGGCACTCCCGCACAAACGCCTTCGCGCGTTCCCTGAGCGCTGGAACACTGCGCGGTGCTTCGTCGATCCGCGCATCGAGGCACGCCTCCGCGCGCTCGACGCTGATACTGCCATCGAATACCCCCTTGGCCAACAATCTCATTCGGCGCCCTCATTCTTCTCTTCCAGAACAGCGGGCTTCATCCCGATCAAGGCCAGTGAACAGGCATCGAAGAAAGCCAGGGGGGTCATGTCCCCGGGCAGCACCCTAACCCACTCGCGGATGAGGATGATGTCCTCGATATCAGTGTCCTCAACCTGCAAGATGTCATCGAGGAACCTCGCGCGCCCCTCCTCGACATCGGCGTTCTCCAGGAGCGCGCGCGACAGCCTGTGCTTGACAGATGTCATCAGGAGCGGCACGCACTCATTCTCAAGAACCTTTGGAATCAGTGGCAGGAGCCCGAGCGCGTCATCGCACCCTGGTTCCGCGGCTGCCATCAGGAACCGCAGTGCGCGCTCCTTCTTGGCCTCGGACGCCTTCGAGTGCACGATCTGGTACCTCGCATTGAAGAAAAGGTGGTTGTTGTCGTTGGTCATCATATCTGTCTCCTTCTTGTTGGTTGTTGTTGTTGTTGTCAACGGGGCGTCGTCACCACGGGCCGCGTATCCGCGTTGGCCATCATGTAGAAGACGTAATCCGTCTTGGCCGTGCCCAGCGGCATACCCTCGAACCCCCGCGCCCAGTAGGCGACATCGGTCTTCACGAACATATTCGGCCCGATACTCACGGTAGTGCCCCGCGCGAACGCGCTCAGGCCCGCCCTGGAGAGCATCGTCTCCCGCCCATCGAGTTCGACGACGGCACCTTCTTCCAAACTGTCGAACATCGGCTCGAACAACGACGTCACGATGTCCTCCAGGCGGTCTAGCTGTTCCTCGGTCAGCAGGCGCTTCCCGTGTAGAACTATGGGCGGATTGGGGCCGCTATGGACGACCTCTTCGACACGGCCCATTGCGGTGTTGAAGTCCCTGATACTCGGCATGCGCATGTTGTTCTCCTCTCTGTTTGGTTTGTCGGCCATCAGGCGCGCTCGTCCCACTTGCTGTACTCGTATGTGTGCGTGTCCCCGTAAGTGAACGTGATCGTGCAGTCCTCGCGCCTGTTGCGGTGCCCCAGCCTATGATTCGTGATCCCCAGGTAGTGGAACGCCCTGCCGCACGTATGGCACCAGCAGTTCTTGTCCTTCGTCATCACTCGACACTGATGTCGGGCAGGATCGTCTCAGGGCGGAACACCACCTTGTAGTGGTACACGTCCTCGGTGGACGGCTCAAGCTGCTCGACGACGTAGGTCACGTTGTCGCTGAGCCCGAGGAAGTGCTTCTTGTACTGCGAGTCCCCCACTTTGCACGTCACCTCCAGCTGCCCCTTCGAGTTGTCGTCCTTGGAGTCCTTGATCGAGCACAGCCCCTCGATCTCCAGCAGGTACTGGTCTGTGATCCCGTTGACGAACACGACTCTGCGCTGCACGCGGAAGTTGTCGCTGTCCTGGCTGATGTTGTTCGACGCGACATCCGCGGCGGAGCATCCAGCGACAGCCAGTGCGAATGCGGTGGCCAGCACGGCCAGTCCTCGTTTACAGTTGTGGTTCATTCTGCCTCCTTGTTGGTTGTTCATCGCAGCAGCTCCACGATCTTGTTGAAGAACACCTCGGGCACTACCGCATCACTGATCCCACTGACTTCCTCCTGCGCCCACACCAGAACCGGAACATTCCAATCCTCGGAATCCAGCAGGTACAGCATGTCATGCACTCGGACCCGCATGACGGGGATGGCCTCGCCCCTGGCGCACATGCGCCCTGTTTCGACCAGGATGTCCCATTCAGTCAGCAGGTTGTCGGGGTCGAGCGATTTGAAGATGCTCGACAGGGCGCTGATTGCGTCATCGGCTGACTCGAAGTGCTCATCCAGCCAGTACTCGATGAACATTTCCGCCCTGCACCACGTGTCGTTGTGCCGCCCCTTGGCCAAGACGCGGGCCGACAGTTCGTTCTTGGCCTGCCTCCAACTGATCTCATGGTTGAAGTACTTATCCGCAAGAGACATATCCCCTCCTTTTCCTTTCACAGTCCGAGTGCCAGCACCAGCGCGATCACACGGGTCAGGTTCTCAATAGTGGGCGAGATGATGCAGTCCGTCACCACCGAGTTCAGTGCCGTGTGCTGACTGGTGCAGGACCATGCCAGGGCGACCATCCACTCCTGGACGACGCGCGTCTTCGACAGCTCGTCCGGGTCGATGCGCAGCGCGCCCTTGCAGGCCTTCTCGGACAGTTCGACACGGGTGTAGTGGAAGTCCTCGTGCAGCCTCTCGTCCTCGCGCAGTGCCCTGCGTGCGCACAGCGCGACGATCTTCCCGGGGTCCGGCTCGCTGCGTTCCAGCTCCTCTTCGAGGAGGTCGATGACCTCCCGCTTGCCGCCCGTCCCGATACGCGCCTCCGGCCTGGCCAGCCATGCGGCGACCTTCTCGTCGTCCATGATCGTCTCCTCTCGTTGCAGTCCTTCTTCCGTGTGGGCTGTTAACACTAAGCATAAACCCCCTAACTGCTATACCACAAGCTAGGGGGTTTATGAACTAGATCACACCCTGGGCCTCCCGTATGGTTCGACAGGGGCGGTGCCGTAGTACGGGTTGTGCCACAGCACGGGCAGGTGTTCCAACTCCGGCGCTGCGCGGCCCTCCATGAAGACCCAGTACGACAGGCCGTGCAGCACCGCGGAGCACACGAGCCCGACAAGGGCCGGCACCCATACGACAGGGGCCTGGAACGCCGCCCCGTAGCCGGCAGCCAGCGCGGAAGCGGCCGTGAACACGAACGACAGGGCGGGGATCACCGGTCGTGCTCCACAGCCGACCACGCCAGCACCACGGTGGCGACGATCATGGTGACCACGTAGAGGGGCAGCATCAGTCCTCCAAGAGCCGGATGCTCAACACGACAGTGGTCGTGGCGTGCTCGTCGTAAGGGGGACGGGCGTCCGTACCCGCCTCGTACCAGGCCACGTGCGCCATGCCCTGCAGCGCTAACGCACAACCTAGCGAGATGACGCACTGGACCTTGCTGGCGATTGTGGCCTCCGGCATGACGAACATCAGGGCCGTGATCGCGGACAGCACCACGACGAGCACTGCGGAACTGATCGACAGGAACCACTTCATCGTTCCTCCTCCTCCCGGCCGTCGTCATCGAAAGGCAGTTCGTACCAAACGCGTTGTGGTCGTTACAGTGAGAGCATCTTCATCTTCATTTTTACCCCCTGGGGGTTGTGCGTGTGACTCGACAGCCCCGGCGGGTGAAAGGAGACGAAAGCCCCGCCGGGGCCAGCACCAGGGTAGCACGATGGTCGAGTGGAGGGGTATGTGGAGAAAACGCGTGAGGGGGTATTGAGCGGAAAACACACGAGTGGAGGGGTATGACACCCCACCCCGACTGCCCCGCATTATACCATATGATTTCCGTCACACCCTCCTATGCATCCGACTGCATAAAATGCATGTCCTTACAATCCACTCGGTCAGTATTCACAAAACGTGACGCCGGTCATATGACGAACTTCACTCGTTCAATTTCCAGCCCAAACCCAACACTCTTGAACACTGGATGCTCCCTGAACGTTTCCTGATAATCAACACCCTTGCATATTCCACACGCCACAAAAACACCCTCGAAATGCAGCCAACATCACAAAAACCACGCTGAAATTTCAACTAATTTTTTCCTCACGAAGCCCCCCAGAAATACGCATAGTCTATATACGCAACGTGTTACACACAATGTAACTTTTACACAATACAGATGTTTAATCTCTAACAATAACCTTCAAAGGAAACATGCTAATCTCTAGTAAGTACTCTGAAAACCAGTACTAAGAGAATAATTAATAGTATATATAATGTTATATATAAGTAGTTATGTATAATGTATAATGTATACCTTAGTAGTAGGTTAGGTAAGGCTAACCTAACTTTTTCATAGTTCTAACTCGTTTCTGTTGCCCAGATCACCAACACTCCCTATGACCTGCATCACCTCCGTTGGAATTGCAACGTTTTCTCCGTCTACTCAGTAACCATCTGACCCGGCTCCGACCCATCCGCCCCACCTCCAAGACCCGCCCCTGTCGAAAACGCCCCGTAACGGCCCCTCAGACGCTCACAGCCCCCGCCCTGGCCAACCACACGCACCGCACCCTGAAAACCGCTCAGAACGCCGTCCAGGCCCCCTCACGGCGGTGCTACCGCCCGACTGCCCCCACACGGACCCGTCTCCAGCCATCCAGAAAACCCATCCGGGTATATAAGGCACGCCAACAAGACCCGACGGCCCGGGGCTGTCGCCCGGAGACCGTGAACCCCAGAATGCGGTCTGAATCACAAAGCGCCCGGGCGTGTCGCGGACGGCTGCCTGCCTGGCAGTAGTGCCAGTGCCACGAGCGGACGCCGGCCCTGTCGGACGCGGAGCAGGCAGTGCACGGCTGTGACGCAGGCCACATTCCAGGCCTTGAAGCCAAAGGCGCGCCGGAGGGCAAGGCAAACTTTTGCCCGTCGTTCCAACGGAAAACCAGGGTGTGATGCAGAACACACGTTTTTGACTTGACGCCGGGGGCCGGGGGATGATTAGATTTATGCATGGCCACGGCGAAGGCAACGCGGCGGCCCCTCAGGGGCGGCGCGAGTAGCCGGACGGCGAGATGTTTTATGTGAATTGAATCGCGGATCATACGGCGCACCTCCGTCGGTGCGCGGCGTGCCACGTGAGACAAGCGGGGGCACGTGATACGAAGCACATTCCACAAACCAACCGCTCCGGCACGGTGCCGGGGCTTCCTGAAAGGATTACTGCAATGCACGTCTACATCATTCACGATGTGATCGTTGGCACGTCCGAGTTGGTTTTCGAGGGGGCGCTCCGCGCCGCGCTCGAACGCCAGTTCCCCGAGTGCCCGTGCGACCTGGCGCATGACGTGCGCGGGGATGAGCCGGACTTGGCAGACCGAACGGAGCGTGAGCACGGGGCCTACAGCCAGTACCTTGGAGTCGCGGTGCATGTCATAGAGTGCGAGGCCGGCGACTTGGTGCATCCGCACGGACACGTGGTGAAGGTCACGAATGCTAACGATGTTTTCGACCGGTTGCACTCGCTGCGGATCGCGGGCGTCTGGGCGGACATGCCCAGTGTTGACGCCATCGGCACGATTGACGCCCTGACCGACGCCATGACGCGGACTTGCACATGGTCCACCGCGCGGTCCTACGCGCTCGCCGCGAAGCGGCTTGGGTTCCAGGTCGCACGCTGACACAACCAGCCCGCCGGGGGGCACGTGAGTGCCCCCCCCGGCACCATTAGAAAGGATTCATAGACAATGTCTTCCGACTTCAACCGCCGCGCCATGCGCGCGCTCAATGAATCGCACTGGCGAGACCCTGAGACGTACCGCGCTGACCTGAGCACGTCCCGCGCGTGGCTGGCCGCCCTGCGCAAGAAATACCAGGCCGCTGTTGTGGACGCCCCGTCAAGTATGTGGTTCCGCTACGACCCGCGCTATTGGCGGGCGTACCGTGTGCGCACGGGGCGGTCTCCGTGGCGGGCCATCCAGGCGGGCGACCGCTGGATCGCTCAGCGCCGCTACGCCAAGTACATCGCCTATGAGCGGGCGCTAGTGCGCCGTTTGTCGCAGTCCCAGTGAGGAACTGCCCCGGGCCGCTGTTGGTAGGCGGCATGGGTTCGAGTCCCGCCCCGGGGGCAGGGCACCCACCCTGTTGTCGGTGCCCTTGGAAGAGAAAGAAAAGGAATCATGCATTTCAGTAACAGCGCGCACGCCAACGTCCAGCGCTGGACGGAGTACCGCACTCCGTCTGGGCGTTGGTCCCGAGTGAGGCACGGCATTGAGGAACTCAACTTCGACGCCGCCCAGCTCAGGAGATTCTTCAGTACCCGATTGCAAAGGGAGCGTAGAGAGTACGCCTATTTCGAACAAGGGTACTTGCCTTGCCGTGTTACCGCTGTGTCGCCCGCTTTGGACATGCGGTACGTGTACGTGTTCAACTACCGGACTGAGGACTGAGCAATGAGGATCACGAAGGTTGAACAGCCGAAAACACGCGAGTTGTACAGGGACGAATACGGAAACATATTCGAGGTGGGGTTCGACACGTGCGCCGAGAATCCCGTCGAAGTCTGGGACAACGCCGAACTCTGTGTTCTCGCCGCCCCGCACGGGTCGCAGCTGAACAATCCCACCGACAGTGATTGCGACGCGATGCGCAAGCTTGATGGCTTCCACGCTGAGAACAAGCGACTGCCTTCCACGCAGGAGTGGGCACGCTTGTGCTCGGATTACCATGTGTGGATCGGCTGGGTACAGGGCGACTGCGAGCGTCTTATCGCGGTCGCCCTGCCCAAAGCGGATTACCCTGTCGATCTGACCGAGTGCCTAGTGGAAGATTTTTCAAGATGGGCGGATGGCAAGGCTTACTACGTGCGGCCAGTCGGAGACCCTGTTGAGTGCACTATCGCGCCCGTCTTCGCGGACAGCGCGGAAGACGCTTTGCTTGAGTGTATCGAAAACGGCTACTTCGGCTGAACACAAACATACACATGCGCTGGCATCCCCGCGTCAATGGCGACTTGAGCTGGGTTCGATCCCCGGGCGGGGAACAGGGCTACCACGGAGGTGGCCTTTTCATGAAAGGAAAAGTGAGATGGCTCACACATTCAAGACCGACCCGTACCGGTACCAGGATGATCCCGTGTTCCCCCGCTGGAACTCCGGGATTCGCCGGCAGCTGCACAAGCGCGTGCGCAGGGCCACGTCCAGGGCCCTGTCGCGCGTCATGAGCGATCCCAGTCAGTGGGATGCCTACATTGACTGGGACATGCATTCTTACTACAGGGACTCCGACAAGGCCGTTTCGGACCTGTACTAGGACAAGGCCCTAAGCGCCCCGGGGCTAAGCGGGGCGCACTACTCGAAAGGAATCAGTATGACGATCACACTCAAGTCGGCTGCTTGGACCGAGTACCATCCGGCTGTCTACACGGATGGGCTCAATGAATACACCGCTACAAGGGATCAGGACACTGAGGACCCGCGTGAGGATTGGGGGCAGGGTCCCGCCCTTGTCGATCTGAACGATCCCGACGATTCCGGCAGGTACGATGACTGCCCTGCCATAAGGGTGCTGAAGCGCCTTGCGAGCGAGCCTGACGGCGATTCGGTCACGCTTGCGAAGTGGGAGGAAGCGTGCAAGGCGCGCGGGATCAATTGGTTCCGGTTGTGCTTGAAGCGCGTGCCCATTTCCCCTGACCGTGTGTGCGCGCTACTGGGATGCGCCGTGCCGATTGGCATGGGAGACCCCGAATTGTACGCGGATGAATACGCTGACTACCTGAACGCCAACATCTGGATTGTCGAGAACCTGTGTAGCGGCCTTATTGTCGCGGGTATTCGCGCTGATAGCGAGGAAGACGCTATCGATTGCTTCATCAAGGATTACGAATGAGATTCAACAATAATACCACCGTTGTTCTCGGCGATGGCCAACGGCTCACGCTGGGACAACTATTCTCTTACTCGTACTTGGGTGAAGGGGCGGACTACAACTACGACCGGCTTGAAGCACTCGCCCAGTGCGAGTGCCCCGACGCTTATTCCGCGTATAATGCTGGAATACGCGATGAATGGTATCTCATGAATTGCCTTGGTGAGCAGGGTATGCGTGAGGTGCTGCAAGATGGTGGAGCACGATTCATCAACTGAAAGGAAACCATTCATGTTCAAAGACCACATCGACGACGACAAAATGGAATGGCTCAACGCGGAATGGGAGGATAACGAAAGCTTCACGCGGGCCGAAGTGGGAGCACCCGCATGGGCGGAAGCCATCAAGAGTGATGGTGAGTTCCTATCCGAGGGAGAGGTAGGAGCACTAGCGGACGAATCGCTCGACGATGTGCTCCCTGTATGGTCATACAGTGATTCTTACTTGCCGAGTCAGATTCTCAAAGGCGTTGACCCTATCGCGTACCGCTGCGCGTGCCAGGAAACCATCAGTCTCTTTGTTGAAGACGGATTGATCCGCACCCTTTGGGGGTCTGCGGAATGGGGGGGGGGGGATAAGATCGGGCTTGCCGTGGCGACCGCCGTGGGCGTGGGCGCTTGCTTTGTCAGGGATCACGTGAGGCGTGAGTACGGCATCGATCCCTGGGAGAACGCGTACCTATTCGTGATCGCTTTTGTCTCGGGGATCATCGCCGCTTGGATCATTGTGAAACGCGATTAGCATGGGTCACCTGATCAACACAGCTGTCTTCGGGCTTGTCGCACTTGGGGCTGCAACCGTCGCCGACAAGCCCGAAGAACCTGGGACACGATGGTTCCGCATGGTCTTCGTGGGCTGCGCGCTGATGGCCGTGTCGAACGTCGTTGTCGCGGCATGGCCCGCGTGAGCACTAGCAGAAAGGAAACCAACATGAGGAAACACATCTATAGCCGGGACCAATTCAAGGACGGTGGTGTTTACAAGTGGGACGAAGACGAAGGGATGTGGTATGAGGTCAAGACCAACTTCGGGTATTGGAACCACATTCTCTACACGGACCCGGGCGAGGCATGCGATCTGGGGACGGCTATCGAAGTGGATTACTTCGAGAATCTGGCCGTTGAGATGCTGGACCCAGTGCTGCGCCTTATCCGGGACTACCAGGTAGACGAAGACGGGAACGAATCTGATCAAGAGCATTGGTTCGCGCGTTGGGAGGAATCGGAATGACATTCGGACAGACATACGCGGTCGGCTTGATCGTCGGTGAGTACATCAGGGACAAGGGCATCGGAGAACTGAGCGCACGGAGTGAGGACTTCCGCGACGCCCTGTCGCCGCACAGCTTTTGGGAGTGGTTCGACAACCATACTCTCGGGAATTACGATCAAATCGTCTGGGACATATTGGACCAGCCCGAATGCGAGTGCGGTTGCGAGGATGCGGTGCATGACGAAGTGCTGTGCGCCGTGCAACAAAGGCAACCCGAACTCTGGGAATACACTTTCAAGCCAGCGCTGTTCGAAGGATTGGGTGTATTCGATCCTGAGGATTGGGACGGCGGGATACCCGAGGACTATGATCACATGATTGTCTTCGAGGCACCGGAGTATGTCGGGACAAACATTGTCTGCCGGTTCGAGTGAAAGGATAGTGGCATGGACAAGATCAAGAAAATCCTTGCGTTGAACGCGGAGATTCAGGCGCTCACCGAGGCGCGGGACGCCTTGAAGCGGGAGCTTTGCGCGGAGCACGTGGCGGGGGACCGGCTTGTCGCCGACACGGGCGAGACGCTGGCGTTCTCGACGCGCAAGACGGTCAACCCGCGGGCTGTCGAGAAACTGCCCGCGTTCAAGAAACTGCCCAAGGCAGTGCGGGAGCAATGCTATGTGTCGAAGCTCGACACGAAGCGCGTCGCCGCGTTGGGCATCGACCTATCGGACGCTACCAAAGAAAGCGGGGTGTACCTCACAATTCGGTGAGGTACAACTGAAAGGAAAGCATGAAAGCTACAATCGCCGGCCAACCCATTGAACTGGTCAATCTCACACCGCATCCAGTCACTGTCTTCGACACAGAGGGGAAGACTCCCATTGTCACACTGCCGTCCTCGGGGATGGTCCGTGTCCCGGAGACCGTGAGGATTCTCTTCGAGGGCGACGGGGATGTGCCGCTCGTCAAGATCGAACGGGACCCGCATCGCCTTGAGGGCCTGCCAACACCCACTCCAGGGACGTACTACATCGTATCGGACATGGCCTACCAGGCAGCAACAGCACTCGGTAGGCAGGACCTGCTGCGCACCGGACCCGCTGTTCGGGACAGTTCCGGCAATATCATCGGCTGTAAGGGACTCGCTGTTTGAGCCCCTGGCCGGGCCAGGGAGGCGAACTCTGGCCCGGCCAACCCAACCGACAAGAAAGGGAGCCTATGATCTGGAAGACTTATGGGACGGGCAAGTCTATCGAACTGTCGCAGGTCGAAGCCACTGCTCATGCCCTGGAGGACGCCGAGCTGTTGGAGCATAGCTCGGAATGGCGGGAGGCCGCCCGTAGGATGCTGGCTGCTGAGATTATCATGAGTGAGCTAAGGACCAAAGCCGAGCTCGAACTACCTGATGGAACGATCATCTATTTGAAAGGGAGCTGATATGGATATCAAGCTGGTTTGCAGTAATCAGGGATCACAGATTTACAGTACTGGCGATGGGAGTCTCTACTCGGTCACACTGTCGCACCCCTCACCACCACCTGAACAACTTGTGGGGGATAGCAATGCGCTTATCTACGATGATGCTTACGCCTCTGAGTTCTCGGGGCGGGGTTTATTCGAGTCGATTCAGCGGTATGCTTCCACGCATGGGAGCGCGCCGGGCCTTGGAGTGCGCAGGGAGCTTTTCCAGGATATCCTGCGTGAGCGCTTCGGTGCTCGTGCGGATTCATACGATTATTGTGTTGAACACTACGGCGTCTGTGTCGTGGAATCCTCACTGGGAACCGCTGGTGAGTGGATGGATTACCACGTCATGTGGTGCAGGGGTTTGATCTGGACCGTGAGGAATATCCTGACTAGCCATGTCGTGCGGGGCATCTACGCATTCGGAATGGCCGAAGCCCTTGAGAAATACCTCGCGAAGGGTGAGCTGGCTTCACTTGGAACATGGGCCGACAAAGTACTGGGTGCAGACAACAATCTTGGATGAAAGGAACAATCATGGAACTACTGAAAGTGATTAAGAGTAGATATGGGACGATCATCATGCGCCCCTCTTGGCAGAACAACGTGCTCGGTCTGCGGTGGGAGGACGACACCAACCGCCCCATTATTGATCTCGCAGGGGCCGAACTGTACTTCGATCACCCCGACTCCGAACAGACACTCATGCGGGTCCGGCCCGGCGAGCGTATCGCGGTGAAGGGCATTGACATGCCCGCTGGGCTGTACTGGGTAACGGAAGGAGGACTAGCACTGATTCCTCAGGCCCTTTCGAACTGGGGCATCACGCGCGTGTGGGTCTGCGGGAATGCCATCACGGCCATTCAAAAGCCAGACAAGATCACACCGACGAGGTTGACGGGTCATGTGCTGAACCAGACGCAAGGAAGTGAATGGTTGTACGGCGCGGCTTGCGCAGCGGGTCAATTCGGGACGCCGTTCATGTCGCCTGTGATCGAGCTCATCAAGGACGGCGAGTATGTGCTCGCCGCCCGGAACGACGGGTCGAAGGCATGGCTGGAAGTGGCTCAGTGAAGAATGTTACACGGCTGATTAAGGTGAACCGAACGACGCTCACAACTTGGGTGTTCGAGGCTCCCTGGCACCAGAAAGTGAAACGACTGGAATGGTGCGACGACCCTGATAGGAACACGTTCGAGCTGCAAGAACCGTTCTATGAGTACGCAAGGCTTCCGCCGGATTGCGGACTGGAGCCGGGCATGTACTGGATAGACGAAGAGCGGGTGCTCAAACCCGTGCTGCTGTCGAATCCTAAGCGGTTCCTCCGGGTTCACGTGGACGATTATGAGGTCACTCGCGGGCTGGGTGGTTTGTACCCTGTTGCCCTCACTGGCGAGCATTGGGTCGATCCCTGCCTTCCCGTCGCCGTCCGTTGGCTGTTGGGCAAGGGTCCTTCCCCACTGCCCACACGTGTGCGTCTGATCCCTAACGGCGAGTACATCGTCGCCAAGTACGGCCTCTGGCTGGAGATTGCGAAATGAAACAGAAAGAGAGGAACAAGAATGGGTGTTGAGACAGTCACGAACACGCTTACCATGTCAGTGTTCAAGGACGACGATAGGGGCATTTATGTGGTCCAGCGCATGGAAGGGTCGAAGGACCCCGAGACCCTCGTGAATGACCACAAGGCGTTCATCTACGGTGGGTGTGGAGTGGATGGGGACGAGGGCCCCGAGCCCTTCGACACTGCGTTGGCTTACATCGAAGCCCACGGCTGGGACCTGACCACGGAAGAGATACCCGCCATGTTCCGGGGTGAACTGTGCCGGGCGTTCAAGTCCGCCACATGGAAGGACTTCAATTGGATGATCGACTCATACCAGGTGTGGTGCGTGTCGAAGAAACTGGGGAGCGTTGAGCAGTGGATGCAGTACCAGGAGATGTGGGAAGGGGAAAATGTCTGGTGCATCACCGACACGTCGAACGGCGCAGTCATCACCGACATCTACGCGGAGAGCGCGCGAGAAGCACTTGAGCTGTATCTTGAGAAGGGCACCGAGGCGTCCCTCAAGATATTCGTTGACCACGCACTCGGAAGGAACTGAAATGAATATCAAACACGTCGGGACTGGTGCTGAGGCGACTCTGTTCACTGACATTGACGCTGGTGAGGATTATGTGGTAACGCCATGCGAGTATTGGGGGTGGGAGCACCTGTACTCGGTTATTAGCGCCAGCGATGGCCAAGTCATTCATAACATTGATGGAGCCACCGCAGAGGAGGCACTTAGGAACTACCTTGAGCACGGGCAAGGGGCTATGGCCCAACTCATGACCGTGTATTGCAATGGTATTTGCATCGACAGGATGCGACGCCCCGGCTGCGACACTGAGTACAAAGTACGCGGTGTCCCCATCGTCTTCACCGTGAAGAAGGGTGCCACTGGCTTCGAGTGGCGCGTTGTCAAGGAAGGCTCGGACGAAAGGGTCACCGTTCAGGCGGGATCGCCCGCAGAAGCGGTGCTCCAGTACATCGACATGAAAGGAGAACACAATGTTTGAGGAGTACATCAAGAACGGGGCGTTCAATCTTGAGGCCCTTGAGGGGGACCTGTTCGGCAAGTATTACAATGAGCACTTGTTCGACTACAACACATCGAGGTACCCCGAGATTGATTGGGAGAACGCGCGGTGGGAATGGGAGTTGAACTCCCTGTTTGAGCAGGCCATCAAAGAACAACTTGAGGACAAGGGATACAGAACATCGGACGGGTACGCGCGAGGACAATTCGTGTGGATTCGTGAGTTCGACCTACTCATGGTGCGGCCCGGTAGTGAAGCGGTCCCTGATGCGGCACTGTCGTTCAACAGGCTGGAGATTGACGATATCGAGTTCGCAGCCGGTGTCGTGCGTGACGGCCTGTTCTACCCGTGCAAGACGGCTGCGAAGGTGATCGTATGACTCTCGATGAATGGAAAGTCGGGTACTTGGCCGCGTGTAAGACGGCGGTTCGTAAGGCTATTCAGGGAGCTGTGAATGCTTTCCCTGAGGTCGCCGAACAGTTGGCGAAACAGGGGTGCACGTGCGTGCTGGCACTGGATGAGGGCTGTGTCAACATCAGCCTCGATGTTGACTTCCGCTGGCTACCGGAGACAGACGAAGAAGCGGCGTTCTTCGATAAGCTGGAAGACAATCTTGACACCTTGGGCACCATAGCTCTCGTCAACGCTATGGCGGACAACAGCCTTGACGTTTACGAGGGGTGCTACGTCGAGTTCCCACTTATCGAGGACTGAATCGAAAGGAGATGATCTTATGACGTTCGAGCCGAGGAACTACCAGGCCCGCGTGCTCAAGGGGCTGGCGTTCAGCAAGACCCCGTACACGGGCCTGGTGGCCGCCGGTCTCGGCACAGGCAAGACCGCGATGGCCGTGTGGAACACGCTCGCCGCATTCTCAGGTGGCCTCAAGGACAAGCGCGTTCTCGTCGTCGGACCCGTCCGCACCGAGCACGGCTGGCGGGACCACTGGAAGGACCTCGCTGGCGTCGGTATGCGGATGCTCAGTAGCGGGTCGTCCAAGGCCGCCAAGGCAGTATGGGAGTCCCTGTACGCTGGCGAGCCCGGTGTCTACTTCATCACCTGGGAGCTCATGCGCTCCCGGAACAAGGAGAAGCGGTTCGACGGGACGAAGAAGCGCGAGGTCTACAAGGCGGTGAGGAAGCCCTTCGGCGGTATCGTCTTCGATATGGTCATCGCCGACGAGTGGCACCGCGCCTCCAACAACTCTTCGCTGAACTTCCAGGTCGTCTCCAGGATCAAGTCAAAGCACCGTGTTGCGCTATCAGCGACGCCCGCGGGGAACAAGCCGTGCAACATCTGGGCCGCGCTCAAGTGGTTGTGGCCAGCGATGTACGGGGGTTTCTGGGATTTCGCCCAGCGTTACTTCACTGCTGAGTTCAACCCATATTCGGCATTCGGAAAGGATTTCACAGGAGAACGACACCCTGGTACTGTACGGCGCGGCGCGCCCTCGTTCCAGGAGGTCTCCCAGCAGGAGGCCAACCCAGAACTGCCGGGTGTCGTCGTCCACCGTATCGGTGTGGGCCTTAACCTGGAGCAGCGTATGCTGTACCGCGACTTGGAAAAGGACGCACTCGCCTACCTGGACGGCAACCCACTGGCCTTGTCGATCCCAATGGAGATCGACTTGCGTCTTCGACAGATCACACTGGGGGTCCCATCATTCAACGACAGAGGTACTGTGGATTTCGCCGAGGACTGCAAGTCGTCCAAGCTCGACGCCCTTGTCGATGCCGTGCAGGACTTGCCCGACGACGAGCCATTCGTCGTCTGGGTACACTCCCAGAAGTTCATCAAGGCCGTCCTCCACCGTCTGCGCAAGGCTGGGGTTTCATGCATCGAGGTCTCCGGGCGATCACGCGGGGACTTCCGGGACCTGATCGATGGGAGTGTGCGGGCTATCGTCGCCCAGCACGAGGCCATGAGCGAGGGTGTGGACGGTTTGCAGCGTGTGTGCGCAACCGAGTTCTGGTTGAGCCAGTCCAATTCGCTGGTCATCAACGAACAGGCGATGGGGAGGCTCAACCGACAGGGGCAGGAGCGTGTTGTGAACCGCTTCCTGATCCAGGCCGAGAACACCATCGACGACAGGGTTCTTGGTAGACTGCAACAACGGTACTCCCGGCTCAAGGAGTCAGGCCTCATTTGAAAGGAGACCATATGGTCAAAGCAATCGATATCTACGCACCGGTGCTCCAGTACCGGTGGAACGAACTGGACGGGACCGAGGAGGAGCCCACCTACTTGCCCGTCTACGACGGGTGTGTGACGACACCGGAGGGCGTTCGCGTTCCTGTTGGGCTGGACGACTTCGGGAACACAGTGCTCAAGCCGGTATCCAACGACCGCGAGTACCAGGCGGTGCATTGGACAGTGCGGGAGACGCAGGAGACTTTGTGCATTGACATCTACCACAATGATGTGTTCTGCACTCGGTCCTGGGCGGGCTTGATGGCTCAAGCGAAGAGGCTCACGCTTTGGGAGTACGAAGATGACTGGCTACTTGAACGTATCGATCTGAACGAGATGTGGTATTCGACAATGCCTTGGGCATGTGGATTCGATCCTGGAGTGTTCGGTGGTGACTGGGCTAAGATGCCGTTTTTCGTGAAACGGTTGAACGGCGGTGTCTTCCTCGACCTGGTTTGGAGGGGATACGATACCGAAGTCCTTGACCGTAGCTCCGGTGTAGCCCGCATGGCACGCTACATCAATGGCGTCGAACGGGCGCTGGACGGCTGGCAGCGCAAGGGAATCCAACCCCTCGTCGATATGAGAACGCACAAGCTGACTGGACTCGGGAAGGCCGTGCACGAGTGGGTTTCTGGTTGTGAGCCTCACCTTCGGAAGGTGATGGCGTCGATATGAGCCAGTACATGGAAGAGGCCCGTATGGAGGCTGGGAAGTCACGGTGCCTTCGAGCGCATGTCGGTTGCGTGATCGTGGACGACACAACCGGAGAAGTCGTCGCCCGCGGCTACAACCGCACAAAACCGCATATGGAGCCCTGCGATGTGGATGGTTGCTGTATGCAAGAGGGCCATTGCATTACCACGGAGCACGCGGAGGAGGTCGCGCTCAACGCGCTGGGCGATGAATGGGGGCGTTTCACGTTGTACGTGACGCACTTCCCCTGTGTGCAGTGCGCGGTTGCGATCCTGCCGGACGTGCGGATCACCCGTGTGGTCTACGGGCAGGACTACCACAGCAACAGCGCCATCCGGGAAGTGTTCGACGTGCTGGAAGGGGGGATCGTCGAGGATGCCGGCTAACAATCGCGTGGTGCTCAAGGTCCCGCTCGACTTCGTGTTCACACCCGAGGACTCGCAGGCGCTCAAGCGAACAGGATGGTTCATCTCGAAGAACCTGTTGGCCCGCAATTCGCGGACCATCGAAACCGCGGAGCGGTTCATCGCGTTGAAGCCTGGTGCGTACCTTGTGTTCATCGAGCACCCCTCGGACATCTGGCACGAGCACGCATGGGAGTGCCGGCAGATGAATCCGCGGGAGTATACGGATTGGGAGTGCGGGGAATGAGCAGCGCATTCGATGAAATCATAGAGGCACTGTCCCAGCCCTCAGCGCGAGACAAGCAGAGGCGCATCGGGCCGTCCGAGTTGGGCGACTTGTGCGAGCGGTGCCTCGCGGAGAAGTTGCTCGGCGTCCACAAGGACGACGACAGGGGCACACCATTCGCCCCGATGCTCGGCACTGCGCTGCACGCCTACTTGGAACGCATGGTCGATGAGAACACCTGGGAGATGGAGACTGAGACCAGGGTCACAGTTGGCGAGATCAAAGGCTATGGCCGGATATCCGGCACCGTGGACTGCTTCGACAGGGAGCGCGGACATGTGATCGACTACAAGCTCCTATCGCGCAGGAAGATCAAGGCGTTCTCATCGGCGACGTACTTCGGGAACGACGGGAGCGTCGAGTTCTACGCCGACGCCTCTACTGAATCACAGCTCAAGAAGTACTACTACCAAATGCAGCTGTATGGTAAAGGTTTAGAAGATGTGGGATATGAAGTGTCCTACACTTCATTGATCCTGTTCCCACGCGACTGCACAACGGAGACCCTGCATGACGCGGCTCATGAGCTGAGCTTCGTGTACGACCGCAGCGCCGCCGAGGCTGTCCTCGAACGCGCTGGTGCGGTCTACGCCTGGGCCGTCGAGAACAGGGACTCACTCGACGAGTTGGACTCGGACCCGGGATGCTACTACTGTCGGTTCAAACGGATCTAGAAAGGAGATTCAATGGGAAGATTCGACAAGTTCCTGAAAGGGACGAAGCTCACAACAGTAGACCCCCGTGAGGAGGTCCCCGCGATCAAGGCGCTGTTCTACGGCCTGTCGGGCACGGGGAAGACCTCGCTCGCTGCGACGGCCTCGAAGGTCGAGGCGCTGGCACCGGTCCTCTACATCGACCTGGAGCGCGGAAGCGCGCCCGCGGCGAAGTGGGGTGATTTGGACAACATGCTCGTTGTCCAACCCGCGGACTACGATGAGTTCGCGATTGCCCTCAAGGCTGTCGTCTCGTCGAATGGCGAGTTCAAAACTGTGGTAATCGACACAATCGACCGCCTTCAGGAACTCATCATCGACAAATGGGCGGTGAAGAACCCCAACGACGGCTTCGCGAAGTGGGCTGCGGCCTATGACAAGGTGATCGAGCTCATCAACGCGGTGGCCTTCAACGAGGGGCTGAACATCATCTGCCTCACACACGAGGCGCGTGAGGTCGTGGAAACCACACGGATGAGCCTCATCGCCCCGTCGTTCGAGGGCAAGAAGTCCGGCAAGAGGCTGCCCTCGATCTTTGATGTGATCGGGCGCGCCACCTGGGAGGACGTAGGCGACGACGGCGAGGAGAAGCTGGTGCAGGTCCTCACTGTCAAATCCGTCTCCTCGATCCTGTCGAAGACGCGGTTCGACAACATGCCGGCCATGATCGGCAACCCCTCGATGCTCAAGCTTTACAGCTGGATCGAGGAGTTCTACACTGACAACACCAATACCAACACCAACCCGAAGGAGAACTGACATGGACCTTGACGATATCCTGAATCTGGATGTGGCTCAGAAGCTGACCTTCGAGCCCATCCCCGCGGGGAAGTACCTGCTTGAAGTGGACGCCTGCACACTAGGGCTGTCAAGGAACGGCAACACGATGTACACCATCGATCTGATTGTCCGTGAGGGGGAGTACATGGGCCGTAGACTCCGTGCCTGGCAGAACCTCGCGCAGATCGACAAGGAGACGAACGAACCCCGCATCCACTTCGCGATCCCAGACCTGTGCATCGCCGCGGTCGGGGGCGAGTTCCCCCAGATCGGCGAGCGGACCAGGGAGTACTTCGAGAACGTCGCGTCTGAACTGGTCGGAAAGACTTGTGTCGGGACCGTCGTTATCGAGGATTCCACTTACAACGGAGAGACCCGCAAAGAGAACAGGGTCCGCCGCATCACTTGGGACTCCAAGGGATCGAAGAAGGCAAAGAAGAGGAAGGCGTCTTCGATCAAGCTCTAACACAATGATGGCGGGGCGCTACTGGTGACGAGCCAGTGGTGCCCCGCCACTGCACACGAGAGGAGGTCCATTTGGACCTTGAACAGTTCTTCGAGGCGGTCCTTCCAGCCAAGACTGGCTGGACCCCGATCATCCTGAAAGGCCCGATGGGCGGCCTCACAGTCTTCAAGTGGTTCGCGTGGCCCGCCCAGAAGACGGCGATGATCTCGCACGTCGAGGCGAACGCCGGTCAGGATGTGTACTGGAGCCCGTTCCTCTACACCGAGCCGCCGGGGCTGTCGAACACACGCCACGCGACGAAGGAGAACGTGACCCATGTGGCGTGTGTGTGGGCCGATGGCGACGACTGCCCTCTGGACAGGCTCGCGGTACAGCCCTCGATCACCGTCCGCACCAGTGAGCACCACTGGCAGGGCTACTGGCTGTTCGATGACGCGGCTCAGTACCCGAAGGAGACCCTGGAGGCCCTGTCGCACGGTCTCTACGACGTCCACGCCGACGACGGGATGGACCGTGGTTGGCCCCTGTCGAAGAAGCTACGGGTGCCGTTCACATACAACTGCAAGAAGGGCAAGGGGTTCCCCGTCGATATCGAGGCGACTGCTCCGGCCATCACCGTTGGAGAGTTCGCCGCGGACTACCCCCCGACCGAGCGCACAGTGCTCGATGAGGAGGACATGCCCGTGGACATCCCCTCGATGTTCGACGTGCTCGGCATGGTCAACCGGTCCTTCATCACGGACCTGGCCACCGAGGACGACTTCGACACCGAGGACGACCGCAGCGCGAAGATGTACCACCTGCAATGCTGTCTCTGGGAGGAGGGCGCTTCTGTCGTCGAGGCGTTCGCCGTAGTCCGCGAGACGGCGTTCAATAAGTTCGCAGCCGATGGTCGTGGGGACACGTACCTGTGGAAGCAGGTGCAGCGCGACCACGCGAAGTGGCTGGATGAGCACTCCGGCCCGTCGCAGGGCGAGCTGGAGGCGACCACAAGGCTCGGCTCCTCGTACCTCATGAGCGAGGCGCGCGAACTCCAATGGCAGGAGTTGTCGTTCTTGTACGGCGACGAAGTGGAGCCGGACGGCACGTTCGTGGACATGTTCGCCATGTGGGGTGCGACGCGCTCGGCGATGGCCCCGGCTCAGTTCCACTACGCGGGTGCGCTCGCGGTGCTGTCTTCGTTGTTCGCGAAGTACGCCTACATCCCGATGAACGTCCAACAGATGCCGCTCAATCTCTACTTCCTCGTCCTTGGGCGTACCACGCAGTCGAGGAAGTCAACGTCCCTGCGGCTCGCAGAGGGCTTCATGCGGGACGTGGCGGTCGCGTTCGCCAAGCCCATCGACACGTACATCGCGCCCGAGGACTCCACGGGCGAGGCACTGGCGTCGTACCTGCGCGAGCACGCGCGCCAGTCGTCGGTGTTCGCCGTTGATGAGGTGCAGGATTTCTTCGCGCAGGCGTCCACCAAGGGCAGCTACATGACCTCGATGATGTCGTTCCTCACGAAGTCATATGACGGGTACATTCCTGCTGTCGCCCGCAAGGACAAGGGCGGCAAGGTGGCGTACCAGTTACAGACACCGTACTACTTGACGTTCTACGGCACGGGCATCCTCGACCAGGCGGCGAAGCACTTGACCGTGGAGCGCATCGAGTCGGGGTTCACCCCGCGGTGCCTGGTGACCGTGGACGACCGCGACCACTACATCACGTCCACTCGTGATGTGAAGCTCGTGCCCGTCGATACAGTGACAGGGCACGTTGAGGACCCGATGCGCCAGGCGATACTAGGCAAGCTCGTGAAGGCTGTCCGCGCGTTCGACACCGCCTATAAGGCGCGTTGCTCGAATCGCACGTCGAACGAGGAGGCCCGTATCCCAGTCATGTTCGACGAAGGGGTGTTCGAGCGGTGGATCACGTTCTCCGAGGAGGCAAAGGTCCTAGCCTCCCAGCATGGGCTGAACAGCCGCGAGCTGTTCCCCGGCACTGAGCGCCTGACGTTCTCGGTCCTCAAAATCGCCGCGCTGCTGGCGATGTTCAAGGGTCCTGATCGACAGGGGCGGGTCGTCGTCGGTATGAGGCACATGCTCAAGGCAATCGCTCTCGCACCCGTGTGGATGGCCAGCAATGAGGTCTTCGTCCACCACGTGAAGAATAGCGACTTCAGCTCGAAGGTCGATGCGCTCATCAACTACGTCGCGAAGTGCAATAACGGCATCGTCTCGATCCCGAAGCTCATGCTCAAGTTCCAGAGCGACATCTCTGGGATGCGCGAGCTCAAGGAGATCATCTCCTACGCCCAGGCCCGCGGAGTGATCCAGGAGGTCATCAAGGGCAAGAAGAACCATGAGCGGTTCATCAAGTACACCACTGCGCAATGAAAGGAGACAGGATGAAGATTCTTGTCCAGAATATGAAAGACCTGACGCCGGATGTGCGGAAGGTGTTCGAGTGCGTCCGCGGCGGACGCGAACTGGAGTTCACGGACGACGTGGACGCGCCCGGCATCGACATCACGCTGGGGACAGTGAAGGGCTACAAGGGCGACGCCTACAAGGCCCTGTCGCCCAAACAGATCGTGGCCAACCCGCAGTCGCCGTTGTACCTTGTGCTCGCGTTCGAGTACGTGGAGAAAGGGCCGGTCGATCCGGGTCTGGTGCGCGGGAAGGACTGGTTGGTCTGGGATGGCCAGCCCATCGAGTTCGCTCCGGGGGCTGTCATCGCGCTCGACATCGAGACCGCGGGCGACATCGAGGAGGACCCGTTCGCCACCGGACGGGTCCTCTCCATCGCGCTGTGGAACGGACACCACGGGCTCCTAATACCCGAGGAGCTGGCCGAGACACCGGAGGCGGCCGAGTTGATCGAACGCCTTTGCGACACCTGTGTCGTCGTGTGCCACAACGGCACGTTCGACATGCCTTACCTGTCGAAGAGGCTGGGGATCGACGTGTACCACGACGAGGACACCCTGTTGATGCACTATGTGCTCGACAATCTCGCTGGCGAGAACGGCTTGAAGCCCCTCGCCCGCCGTTGGCTGCGCGCTACGGACTGGGACTCGCACGCGAAGTCGTACCTCAAAGGCGGAGCGCACTTTGAGTTGATCCCCCGCGACGAGTTGTACCAGTACAACATGTACGACGTGTACTGGACGCGCGCGCTGTACCGGATGTTCAAGCCTATGATAGAGCGCTCCGGCAAGTACGAGTACTACCGCTACCGAATGCGTGTGTCGGGGGTCCTGCACGATGTGCAGATGAATGGTGTGGCTGTGGATACGGACGTGCTAGACGAGCTCGATGCCCAGTACCAGCAGCAGCGGGATGGGGCATCGGATGTGCTCAGGACTTGTGCTGAACACAGGATCAATCCCCAGTCACACAAGCAAATCAGTGGGTATTTCGCATCGAAGGGAGTGCATAGCAGATCATTCGATTCGGATGCTCTCAAGAAGTTGCGCCGCGAAGGCATTGAGGTTGAGTTCATCGACGCCCTGCTGTCGTACCGATACGCAGCGAAGGTGATGGGCAGCTTCACTGCGAATGTGCGCAAGAAGGTGGGGCCGGACGGGCGTATCCATCCGCACTATCTGCCGCATGGGGCGAAGACGGGCAGGCTGTCGGCGAAGGGTCCGGCAATCCAGACAATGGGTCGCGACAGCGGCATCAAGCGAGCGCTCGTTGCTGCACCTGGCTACAAGATCATCAGCTGCGACTACTCGCAAGCCGAGCTGCGGGTTGGTGCTGAATTGGCCGACGACAGAGCGATGATCGCGGCGTTCCAGCCGGGCGCGCCGGACTTCTTCGATGATCTGATGACGAAGATTTGGCCCAACGAGTTCCCTGACATCGAGGAATATAAAGCTTTCAAGCACAAACATCCAACAGATGCGAAGAACCGACGCGCACTGGTGAAAAGCGTTGTGTACGGGTTGAACTATGGACGCGGCGTCAGGGCAATCGCGACTGCGCTCGAACAGCCCGTCGAGCAAGCCCAGTACGTCGTCGATCAGTACCTTGGTGCGTACCCTGGCCTGCGCGAATGGCAGAAGCGTGTTCGGCACAGCGTCGGACGGCCAGAGGAAGCCGACCAGCTGACAACACCATTCGGGTTCGCGTACAAACCAATGAGGTTCACCGAGAAACAGTACCACTCGGTGCAGAACGAGGCCCTGGCATTCGTGCCACAATCCACAGCCAACGACATCTGCCTCCATGCGGCCATCCAGATCAATGAGAAGGTGCGCCAGTATGGTGCGAAGCTGATCGGTCTGGTACACGACGCCACCTACGTCGAGTGCCCCGAGGAGGCCGTCGAGGAGTGCTCGAAGATGATGGAGGAGGAGATGTCCCGCGCCGCGGAGCTCGTTTTCCACCGTGTGCCGTTCATCGCGGAAGCGGAAGTTGGTGCTAATTGGGAGGAAGTCTAGAAGAGGCTGAGTGCTCATCGGCGATGCCGGACGTGTTCTTCGATCCGAAGCACTACGAGTACGTGATCGAGGAGTACTGCTCCCAGTGCCCTGTCGCTTGGGAGTGCTTGCAGAAAGCCCTCGCGCACGAGGAGGAGTACAAGTACAGATCAGGGGTGTGGGGCGGCACCACACCCAAGGACAGGAATAAGATGACGAAGACAAGGAGGAGGAATCTTGACCTTTTCGATAGTGAGTGTTGACCCTGGCGTCTCGACAGGTGTCGTCGTGGCACGAGTCTATGACACCAGCGAAGTGGAAATCTTGCACTTCGAACAGTTCGTCTGTGACTCGCATGAGGATACAGTCTTCAAGCTCCTCAAGCGCATTCGCCGTGAGGAGAACTGGTGCAGCACTGAGATCGTGTCCGAACAGTTCGACCTGCGACCCGGCAACAAGTTCCGGGCGGACCTGACACCGGTGAAGGTGAACGCGGTACTGGACTATGCGCATGGGGATATCGTCTACCAGACACCAGCCCAGGCGAAGGGGCTGGTGAAGGACCAGGTGCTCAAGAATCTGGGATGGTGGGCGACGGGGAAGACTGTCGGCCAGCAGGATGCAAACGACGTGAGAGATGCTTTCCGGCATCTTGTGTACCGACTGGTACGTCACTATAAGAACCAATGGGTATTGGAGAAAGGATGGCCGAAATGAACAACCGACGTGAGGAAGTCCTCAAGGAGATCGAGAGAGCGCGACGCTCACTTGGCCGGGCGGCGGACAACGCTGGCCTTGGTTCTGGTGAGGACATCGAGCTGGAGCGGATCGTAGCCAGTGATCTACTGTCAGCTGAATCACATATTTGGAGCGCATCAGCGCGACTCGCACGACTTATCAAGGAGGGTGAATGACTCTGAAAGTGAAGTTCGTCACTACTGACCCCAGCATGAAGCCGACTAAGGCGCACCCCGACGACGCTGGCTTCGACTTGCGGGCCGCGTGCCATTACGGGCTCAACGAGCACGCGCGGCTCGTGCGCACCGGCGTCCACGTCAACATCCCACCTGGCTACGTCGGCCTGCTGTCGGTGCGGTCCTCGGTGAGTTTGTACGGCGTCGAGATGGCCAATGCACCAGGGATCATCGACGCGGGCTACACAGGCGAGATCAAACTCGCGCTCAAGGCCGACCGTGGCTACACACTGTTCCGCGGAGAGAGAGTCGCACAGCTCGTGATCGTGCCGACACCCTGTGTCGAGCTCGTCGAGACCGACGCCTTCGAGGAAACCGAGCGCGGCACAGGAGGCTTCGGGTCGTCCGGCAAGGACTGAGCACAGCGAAGGGGCGCTACCAGACGGTAGCGCCCCTTTCGTGTTTCCAGAGAAGTTCAGCCCACGCGGGTCGCAGTGATAACGGGGCCGCCCCAGCCGTGGTTGACGCGCTTCGAGATATCGAGTGTCAGCCTCACAGCGACAGTCTTCGGGGACTCCAGTGTGATCGCACGAGGGGCTAGCGTGATCGACACAGGGTACTTGTAGCCGTAGGAGTTGAAGTACGACGACGTGCGCCGCCCACCGCCGTCGAAAGACATCGAGACCGTGAAGTCCGCGGTGTTCGACCCGTCTTCCTCTGGCTTGAGCGTCACCGAGCCACTGACCAGCCACACACCAGCAGAGGGCAGCTGCAAGTTGAACGGCCCAATGGTCTGCTGTAGCTCCGTCGAGAACCGGCTCCAGGTGCTCGTCGATGCGACCTCGACGTACTGGTCGGTGAAGGTACCACCCAGTATCACATCGAACCGAGTACCGTTCCATGCGTACACTTTTTTCTCGTCGGTGCGCCAGAACAGGCCGAGGTTCGAGGCACTGAACGACACGCCCGCCGTGACCAGCGCGTCCTTCTTCTTCGTCATGTCAGACAACGAGGTCGCCGTGACGATCATGTTGGCCTTCATATCGCGCAGCACATTCGACACGCTCGAAGTGCCCAGATTCATGAACGACGCCCAGTCCTGGACGACATCGCCGAGCGTGTACTGGTAGATCCCATTTGGATCGAGTGCCATGTGGTTCCTCCTAATAGATCGTGGCTGATACAGCCAGTGTCGCATACGACGAGCTACCCTGTGTGTACAGGAACTCCGGTTCGTCCGGTGTGCCGCGCAAGTCGGCGTACACGTAGGCGTTCCTGTACGTGTCGTAGTCGAGAACTGACGCGAATGTCGCCGACACGACCCAGTGCTGCTTCGTCTTTATCATGGTTCCCTGGAGCACGTACAGGAACTCGCGGCGGTACGTCAGGCCACCATCCGATGGCTCGACACCCAGGTAGGCGTAGGGCGTCTCGAACTTCGTCCAGTCGAAGTTCTTGTCCGGGCGCGAGGGGATGACCGCCGTGAACATCGCGGTCACGGCCATCAGGTTCCCCCGGTCCTTCCAATCGAGGAACTGCATCGCGACCCTCGTGCGCTCGCCGATGTTCCTGCCATCGTTCGGCTGGGGGACCGTCTGCGACGCGAACCAGGGGATGGCGACACCAGCGACCGAGCGCGCCGAAGTCAACCCCTCGACCTGGCCACGAGTGGTGTTGAAGTTGTTCGACAGCAGGAGCTGCTGGGACTCCAGCGCCGCGAGCCTCCGCTCGATGTCATTGCCCCACGCCTGCGACGGCGCGGGAAGATTCGATCTCATCGTGCCTCCTTCAAATTGAGCGCCCCGAGCTTGATCCCCGCCTTGAGCGGGAACTGCTGGACGCGCTTCCCGTACAGGGACATGATATCGCCAAGGCGCATGTCACCTTCTGCCTGGAGCTTCACCGAGCCCTCACTGTACTGGGCGCTCGTGATATGCCACCAGCGCCCCGCGAAGAACGTCCTGGAGCCCGCGAGCCGCCCGAAGGTCTGGGGCCTGTCGTTCACCAACTCCTTCGCCTTGTACGCCTTCATGTCGGAATTGATGCGCTCCATTGTCGTGCCGCTGGGCCACTTCGCGGTCGCTTTCTCCGGCAGCGGCACACCCGTGAACGCCTGCACGTCGCCGAGCGTGTACGGTTTAGGGCTGAATCCGAGGGAGAAGTCCGTGAACGTCTGACGCATAGGATTCGAGCCAGTCCAGTCCGTTAGCGTGATCGTCTTCGCCCCAGCGCCAATAGCGGCGTATGCCATCGCCTCATACGCCTTCGCGGGCGTGTCGATCTGCGGGTTGTCGATCACCACAGGATCGCCCCCGCTGTCGGCCCCCGTGTACAAAGACAGCTTGGAGTACTGGATGCGGAAACCGCCCCCGACGAGGCGCAGCGCCGGGTAGTCGTTCGACCCGTCCGACTCCGCGATCCGGTACGGGGACAGGCGCTCGTTGTCCATGCCCCGCACGATCACCTTCACCCTCGTTGGATCGTCCGTCGGCTCGACACGCACGCTACCGCCTTCGGCCTTCCACTGGGCTGGAGTGATCGGTTTGTTGTCCTTGCCCACCACGCAGTAACAGCCCAGCGGGTACTTCGACATGTCGGGGTTCTTGGATGGCATCTGGTAGATGTGCTGGGGCTGCTCCAGTCGCATTACCGACACGTTCAGCTGAATCTCCACCTCCGCGGTCTCGCCGGCATTGACCGAGATGATCGGGTTGTCGTCCGACGCCTTGTCCGTCGGGGTGATCTGCTCGTTCAACGGGTGGATCGGCCCGACGTACTCAGTGACGCCGAAGCGCCCCTTGAGCGGGGGCGTCTGGAGGGGCGGCTTCCAGTCCTGGATGTACTCGTAGCTGTACACGTAGCACTCGACGCTCTTCGCCTTCTCACCGGCGTCCTCGTACTGGACGCTGTAGTCCTGCGACAGCCCCATCGTGCGCACTGTCGTGGACCGGTTCGGGTACACGAGGATCGTGTCGAAAATCCACGAGATCGACAGGTCGTTCGCGGAGAGGAACTGCTTGAGCATCGCCCAGACGTTCCCCTTCCCGCCGCCGAAGTAGTAGTAGTTCTCCTTGATCGACTTGTCAACGAAGACTTTGAAGTCCTTACCCGGCCACTTGTTCCACACGCAGCCGAAGAAGTACTTCACCAGGACATCGAGCTGGTGCGAGAACGGGTTCATCGTCAGCTCCACGTTCAGCTCCCAGAACGGGGCGTCCGCGCTGATGGTCCACGTCGATGGTGTTTGCGTCAGCGTGCGCACGAACCCGTTGATGCGGCCGTACTCGCTCGAATCGACCTTCAAGGTGGTGTCCAGCACCTCGTCAGCCGGAACTCGACCAACACCGGTGGCCGAGAACTGCGCGAAGCCGCCCTCGGTGCTCGCCCGGTCGTAGGAAACGGCATCCTCCGCAACCGACCACTCAGTGTAGGCAGCCGAGGGGAACCCGAGCATCCTCATGCCCATGCCCAGACCTCCTCAAGCGTCAACGACGCCGCGTAGAATCCTTTCGCGGCGTTCACGGTCGTCAGCGTCGCAGTGTTCGGAACGATCCTCATGTTGCCCCCACCGCGCGGATGCCGCCAGTACTCAGGATCGGTGCTGAACTGTCGGAACTGCGCTTGCACGTTGTACACGCGCGACCCTTTGCCCTTGTTCGTGAACGTCAAGTCGCCGCACACTGGAGTCGAGGACGGCGGCTGCACCAGTTCGAGCGTGTTCGTCTTCAACTGTTTCTTCACGACTCCGCCGACCCACCATTCGACAATGGTGTCGTCCGAAGCCGCCATCACACCCGACACGTACACGTACAAGGGCTCGTCCGGCGGCACCCACAGGCGTTCCGCGTACCGCGACGACTTGACCAGGGGCAGCGCGCCCCTCCAGGTGCGCTCGACAGGTGCGCTCGTGAGGATCACACCCGGCCTGTCCGCCCTCCTGTCGGTCGCGGGCACCAGTTCCATGCACGTCGTGCCGTCGTCGTCAATGAACAGGGGCGTGTAAACCTCTGTGTGCATGTACGGGAGTCCCATCAGTGGGGACACCAGGTTCTCAGCTGCGAAAGGGTCCTGGTACCACACCAATTCGTCCTTGCGGCCCATGAAAAGCCGCCTGAACGCCTCCGCGTCGTCTTCCAGGAGGAACGACCATGTGAGCTCGTAGTGGCGGGCACAGTAAGCCGAGCCAGCCATCATGTTGAATCCGTTCGTCAGCTGCGCCGAAGCGCCCCATTGGACGTTCGTCGCCGTTTGTGGGCTGTCGGGGGCTGGGAACCACGCCCACGTCGAGTCCCCGATGCCCCAGAACAGCTTCTTCCTGCTAGTAGACGCCACGATTGCCTGCCCCCACATTCTGTCGGTTGAGATTGTTCGAGATAGCGCGCCCGTCGAGGGCGACAGTAGTGCTCACGGCCCGCACCAGGGCGTTGAACTGCTGGGGGTTGAGCGTCACGACCCCGCCCGACGCCTGTGTGGACGACACGTTCACCACGGGGACCCGTCCCGCGTTGAGGGACTGCATGAAGCCCTGCCCGTACATGTCCACCGCGGGCTGCGAGATCACGAACTCGCCGCTGCGCAGCTGGAACAGGCCGCGACCGTTGGTCCCCATGAGGTTGTCCTCGCCAGGATTCGAGGGAGGACGCCCCGGCAGCAGGCCGCCCCCAGCGTAACCGGGAATAGAGCCGCCCTTATTCCTCCAGGTGACGCCCTTGTTGTAGTTGTTGAACCCGAAAATCTTGTCATACCTGGCCTTCTCCGGGCTGTACGGGACTATGGCGGTAACAGATGCGAAGAAGTCCTGAATCTGTCTACGCGCAGGTGAAGTGTCGGCATTCACGGGTACAGTCACAGGGCTACCGTGAATGCTGTCGATGTCGCCCTGCGTCTTGCCGACAGTGCCCTCGTCCGTCACGTTCTCCCGCACATCACGCGGCACCTGGCCGATGGTCCGCGTCAGGCCGTCGAACGCTCCAGCCAAGTACGTCACGTCAGAACGGTTGAAGCCCAGCTGCGTCACCTGGTCGATGAACTGCTGTTTCAAGGACTGTGTGTACGCCTCGACCTCCTGGGTCGAGTGCCCAGCCGCAGCGTATGCCTCGATAAGTCCGATCATCTGCGACTGCAACGACCGCAGCGCCTCGCGGTTGGCGATTGCCGCCTCCGTGTAGCCCTGGAGTGCGAACTTCCCAGCCTCCAGCTTCGACATCTCATTCGCGTTGTCGCTGATCTTGTTGCGTTTCTCCGCGATGTCCTGCTTAGCAGTGTCGATGTCGGTCTGCGTGGACCTGATGCGCTCCTGGTCCCCGTACTTGCGGGCCACGGCGTTGAAGAACTCCGCGTCGTGCAACTCCTGCTCGTTCTTCTTGAGATCGGCGTTCAGGCGCTCGTTCTCCTTGCGCAGGTCCTCGATCTTCTTCGTGGTGTTCTCGACGTCCTTGCGCAGACTGTTCAGAGACTTCCTGTAGTTGTCGTGCGCCGTCGTGGACTGCCACCATTTCGTCAGCGCCTTGTCGAGTGCTGACTTCAAGCGGTTGATGAAGTCCTCGAAAATCTCGGCGGCGGTCTTCGTCTCCTTGCGGGCGCGCGACGACGGCGACTTGTCGCCGCCCCCACGAGAGCCCCGACCGCCACCTCCGCCGCGCGAAGAGCGCTGCGGCTTCGCACGGAAGTTCGCGCCGCTGAAAGCACTGGTGCCGTTGTTGCGCGCTGAGAACGTGGGGGTGCGCAAAGTCGGCTTCTTGCCGAGCGTGAACGTGCCCTTGCCCGTCTTCGACTTCGTGTTCCCGATCTGCGCCTGGTACCCGGAGATCGCGTTCCAGATCGCCTGCACCTTGCCGAGGAAGCCCTGGGCCTGCGACACAGCCTGCGCCGCGTTGCCCACCATCTGGTTCAGTGAGTTGTCGGTCGCTGTGTGGTCCACCTCGCCAGACTGGTACGGCTGGGCGATGATCGCCGCCATAGTGTTGCGCTGCTGCTCGAACTGCGACATGTCGAAGCCCTGGGCCGACAGGTAGTCGATGGTGTCCTGGATAGACTGCTGGGCGTACTGGTACGCCTCATCACCGGTCAGGCCCATCTCCTCGATACCTGCGGCTGCGGCGTTGCCCATCTTCTCGAAGTAGTTCGAGATCGCGGCGATGTTCGCCTGCCCCTCTGGGGAGTTCGGGTCCATTGAGGTCCCATTCTCCTGCATCGACTCGTACACCTGCTGCAACGCGCTGTCCAGCGCCGCAGCGGCGTCAGTCGAGGAGAACATCTCGTCGAGCATCCCGCGGATCGCCGACGCCATGTCCGTGAACTTATCGTCGGCGTCGTCGGCCTTGTTGCCCGCGCCCTCGGTCGCGTCGCCCGCCTCGTCCATGCCCTGGCTGAACAGCTGGGCGTCGTTCAGGGCGTCGCGCATAGCGCCGCCGACACCCTCCGTCGAGGACTTCAACTGATTCAACGCCGCCGCTTGCTCGTCGTACTGCGCTGTTGACGCGTTCTGGTTGGCTAGCCCGGCTAATGCCGGATCATCGCCCCCCACAGGATTCTGCATCTGCGACGCCTCCGCGGCTTCGGCTTTGCGGGACTCGATCTGCTGAATGTAGCCGTCCACGTAGGCATCGGCTGCTGCCTTGCCGCCGCCCTGTGACTCGCTCGTCGTCGCGAGGCGCACATACTCGGCGTAGGAGAAACCCATCTCCGCGAGTGCCTGCTTCGTATCCTTCGACATATCCTTGAACGACGATGATCCGCGGATGGCGTCGAGGACGAGCGCCTGCGTGTGCTCGCCGATCTTCAACGTCGAGTAGCCGAAAGCATCGGCCTGGGCGTGTGTCGCCTGGACGACCTGGCCGGTCTTGTCCATGTAGTAGCCCAGGACCTCGCCGTTCGACTGGAGCGTCTGCCCGTTCTGCTCGATGGTCGCGTTCAACTCGGCGAAGCTGGTCTGCGTGCCATCGCCGACCTCCTTCGTGTCCTGCGCCAGGGCGTTTAGGATCGCACTCGACCCACCCGCCGCGGACTTGAAGTTCTCGGCCTTCTCCGAAGCGGACTGGAACGAGTCACCGAAGAACGACAGGGCCGTGGTGGCGACAGTGATGCCCGCGGTGACGGCCAGGCCCCAAGGGCCGCCGAACATCGCCATGATGCCGGAGCCTATGGACGAGACCTTCGACAGGGCCCCGGCGGCTTGCTCCGCGCCTGCGGCGATGCGTGCGCCCTGCGCGGCGATCCCCGCGGCACCTGCAACGCCAGCGGCTCCAGAGGCCCCCTGGGCGGCTTTCGCGGTCGCCGCCCTGCCCGCGGCCACGGCGACCGCGTTCTCGCTCGCAGCGAGCCGCTGGTTGGCCGCAGCGGCGGTGTTCGCGGTGCCCGCGTTCGCAGCGAGCGTCTGGTCGTAAGCTGACACACCGGTCTGGGCCTGGCGCACAGCGCGGAACACTGTGCCCCACGACAACTCAGTCTGGCCTGTCGCCTGGAGCACCCGGTTCTGCATCTGGAGGTACGTCGCCGACATGCCCACGATGGCCGCCTTCGTCGCCACCATCCCCGCCCGGGCGACGTTGACGGCCACTAGCGCTCCGACGAACGCCTGGATGGGCGCGGGCAGCTTCGCGAAGGCGTTGACGACACCAGTCGCGATGGTGATGACGGCCTTGAGGGGCACCAGGAAACCAGTGTTCATGGCCGCGCCCGCGTTCTGGAGGGCGTTCTGGAACGCCTGCACCTTCGCCGACAGTGTGTCCATGATGATTCCCATTGAGTCGTCGATGAACGACGTGCCCTTCGACGCCTCCTGGGCCTCCTTGAGCTGTTCGACGTACAGACCGAGGTTCTGGCTCATACGCGAGATCAGCTCGACATCGCGGACGTTCTTGAAGCCCAGGTCCTTGATAGCCTGGGCGCGCTGCACCTTGTCGCCGATGTCGGCAACGGACTGGAGCACACCCTGCAGCACCTTGTTCGGGTCGTTCTGCCAAAGGCGCTGGAACTCCGTGTCCGTGACGCCCAGTGCCGAGGAGTAGGTCTTGAGCGCGTCGCTGCCCTCCGCCACGGCGGCGTTCAGCGTGTTGAAGATGCGTTGGAGCGAGCCGCGCGCCCACTCCTTGGGGATAGCCAGAGACGCCAGCGTGGACGACAGGGCCAGGGTCTCGTTCTGCGACAGCCCCGCGGCCTTCGCCTGCGCGGCGATGGACACCGCCATGTTCGCGATCTCCGGCTCGGTGGCCACTGACTTGGCGCCCAGGTCCGCGATCTGGTTGGCCAGCACCGCGTAGCCGTCGCCCGCGCCCTTCGTGGACTCGTTGAGCCCGCCCATCATCTGGCCGAACCGCCCGAACGCGGTCGTCGCCGCTTCGACGCCCATGCCAGTCACCGTCGAGAACTTCGCGACAGCCGCGGTGAAGTCCTCCAGCTCCTTGGTGGGAATGTTCATCTGCGCGCCGAGGGTGCCGATGGTGGCCAGGTCCTTGAACGACGTGGTTGTCGTCGTGGACAGCGCTGTGTAAGCGCGCTGGAGGTCAGACAGGTCCTTGGACGTGCCCTGGGCCGTCCGGCGCACGTCTGCGAACGCGCGCTCCTGCTCGGCCCCCGCGTTGGCCGCGGCGGTGATAACGCCCCCGAGCGCGGTCGCGACAGCCCCGTAGTAGACCGCGGTGTCGCGCGCGGCGTAGCGGGCCTTCTCGATGGCCTGCTCATTGGCGCGCAGCGACGCCTTGTAGTCGCTGGAACCCGACCGGATCGCCTGGCGCTGCGTGAGCGCGTCCTCGCGGTACTGGGCGCGCT